CGTTCCCGATAACCTGTATGACACCGCGTGCGAAGCCGTGGGGACAAACTTTGCCGGCGCGACCAGCATGATGGACCCCGACAGCGCAAACGGCAAGATCAATACCCAATACAAGAGATGGACCGTTATCGCGTATCCGCGTCTCGACGACTACGATACGAATAACTGGTTCATGGTGGATTCCAAGAAGATGAAGGAATACCTGCTGTGGGTTGATCGTATTGCGCCGGACATCGAGACCACGAAAGACTTCGAGACCAAGATGTTCAAAGAATCGGTTTATAGTCGGTTTGGGTATGGATTTACTGAATGGAGATGGCTGTATGGAATGTCGGTTTCTTAATAAATTCCGGCATATAGTTCTTTGACAATTTAATGATTTAGACCTTGACAAGAACAAACCCCTCACGGGGTTAAGGGTTTAGGGTTTCCTGAAGGTCCGGCCGGGCTGACGGGAACGCAAGAACAGAAGAACGGAAAGCTGGTTAGAGCTAACCCTCTACCACTTTCCGTTTTTTTGTTGCCCTGAAATGAATGTAGTTTAACCGGGTAAGCGGGTCTAAGTGGCCCGGGCAGCCCTTCGGGGGTGTTCCGTACATGGAGGATTAACAAATGGGATTAACAAAATTTCCGAATGGAATTCTTGCGACTCCGAATATAGGGGGTTGTGATCGGTCAGAGATGTTTGAAAGTGGGAATATCTGGTTTGTCGATGGAGATAATGGATCTGCCAGTAATGCTGGCACTTCTCCGGATGTTTCGTTTGCACTTCCGACAACTGCGGTGACTGCGGCTTCAATGAGGGGGATCGTTTATGTCAGGCCGAGGGATACTGTGGCTGCGGCGCAGACGTATTATGTGGACAACATCACAATTCCGTTGACCAAGTCTCATCTGCAAATCTTGGGGTGCGCCCCGGATAGTTCGATGCCGTACTTTGGACCTATGATTAAAGCGTCCACTGTCACATCCCCGGTTTTGATAATCAAAAGCGCAGGGTGCTTGATCGAAGGTCTGGAACTGACCGGAACCGGACAGACGGCTGATGTCACGAGCATCGTGGAAACGCAAAACAACGGGACCACGACCAGGGCCTACGGAGTAACTATTCGTGGCAATACGTTCAGGAACGCCAAGGGTCATACGATTGGTTTGGGTGCCGCTCTCCACATGGATACGGCCATCTACATGAAGATTCAGGGGAATCTGTTCCGGGATAATCCGGTCAGTATCGTCTTCCAAACGACCTATGCGGCAGTCAATAGCCTTATCATCCAGAAGAATGTCTTCAGCGGACCAGTTGCCACCAGGGATGTGGATATTTGGTGTGACGGGTCGGCTGGAACGGGGCTTTTGATTCACGACAATCAATTCCCCGATGCCTTGCCTGCCCTGACAGACGGGGCGATCAAGAAGTACATTTCGCTGAATGCCGGTTTATACGGAATGGTCAGCGAGAATAAGTTCGGCTATGCGGCGGGGACGGCGGACGCCTTGTTTGCCGCAACCGGCACGATTGCCAACATTCCGACGACCGTGATGATGGTAAACAACCAAGTTCAGATGGACGGCGAAGGTGAGACAGGCGTACTCACCGTCTAAACCCTTAAAAGCGATGCGGGGCGCTATATCCCCGCACTTTAATAGGATAATACGATGTCCACTTATACATTTAGGAAAAGGTGCGGAACGTGTAAAGGAACCGGAAAAATTATTCGACCGCCATTTGAGTGGATAGACGAAGAAGGAAACTCCCACGCGTCCACTGAAATAGATTGCCCTAATTGCCAAGGGAACGGAAGTTACGAATGGGGAACATTTGATAGCACACTCAAGTGTCCAACTTCGCTTGTTCTGGAAAATACCGACTATGATGAGTACACAGCCCTGACCGCCGCCAAGAAGACGTTTTATGCGCTTTTCATCTCTGCCGGAACTTTAGATATGACCGAGGGATCGAAAGCAAACGCCATGTTTCTGACAACGATCTTTCCACCGGGTACGGCCAGCAATACGGCAATAACAAGTGCCTTGGCAGGATTATAGGGAGGGGTAATGCTCATTATCATCAAGGGGCGACAACGGCTTGGAAAGACCCGTTCCGAACTGGAAAAGAATCTTCGCAAGGAATGGGGATCGGCAGCCCTCTCCCCGGAGCAGGTTGATAAGTGCCGGTATCTTGAACGGAAAACGGAAAGAGCGTGGCAGGACTCGGAAGTGATTGACAGCGTAAAATGAGAACCGACCAGATGAAGTTTTCTGCCTCCTGTGAACTTTTGGAAAAGACCGTGGAGATTGACGGGGTGATGCGGGACGTTTACGGAATCGCCTGCATGAGAGCCGAACCAAAGTGGCAGGGGTTGGGCCGCATGATACTCAGGTGGTCTGAGGAAAAGGCAAGGCGGGATGGGAAATATTGTTGTGTCGGGTTTGCCCTTCCCCATACTTATGAACGGTTCGACAAGAAGGCGGGCTGGTCGCACTGCGGAATGTATCAGAACTGGGTAATTACAGCATCCATCCCGGTCGGAAAGATCGTTGTAAATGAACACTGGTAAGGTATGTATTGTCGGCAAGGGCAAAGGATGGGACGAGGCTCCTCTGGATTCACTGACATGGGGGATCACACAAATTATCCTGAGACGCCCCGTGGATCGTGTAATCGACATGAACGACTACACCCTGTGGGGGCCGGAAGAGGCAGAAGAGGCAGTACGGGCGAAAGCCCTGGCGGAAGTGCAGGGGGTCGAATACATCGACCGAAGCAACTATCCCTTAGAGGACGTGATTGACTTCTTCGGGACGGATTACTTCAGCAATACGGTGGATTATGCAATAGCTCTGGCGCTGTTTGAAATGTTCGATGAGATCCACCTTTACGGCGTGACGATGATGATGGGATCAGATTATTATTTTGAGAAGCCCGGCGTCGATTTCTGGTGCGGAATGGCTCTCGGGAGAAGGGCAAAGGTGATCGTGCATGGTCAGTATTCAACCATAATGAGGACACAAAACGGTTGCTTATATGGCTATGGTTTGCCGCAAAACTTGGATGAACGATTAAAGAAAGGATGATTTATGAGTGAAGCACAATTTTTTTCGGAAGTGGACATGACCACAAAGGACGGTATCAAGCAGGTCGCCTCAGAGTATCCCGCTTGGTACTACACGACCATGATGGATGATTTGAAAGAGGATATTCGGCGGGAAGATTTTGCCCTTGAAAGTGGCGTTGTCCCGGCAGAGCGCAGGCCGCAGATGGTGGACAAGATCAAGAGACTGAAAAAGAAACTTGAGGACATCGAAAAGAGTGTCCCGAAATTGTCCGAGGCGGATGAAAGCAAACTCCTGAAAGTACGGAAGGAACTCGGGAAAGAGATTTCTTCCCTGATGTTCACCCGTTCGCAGATGCAGAAAGGCCTTGCAGACAGTCATACAGAGGCGCGACGGATGGTTGACCCTTGCATTTCCATCGAAAATGAAGCCGCTGAGGTCGCCCGAAAGTGCAATATCACTCCCCGAAATGGCAAAATATCTCGTACAGAGGCCGAAAAGATATGGAAGATAACCGGTCGGTACTTTGGGGAAATTAGCAATTCGGAATCTCTCAGAAAAGACTGAGGGATGTAATGGGTTTAGGTAATGTCAAAAAAAGGATTTAAGCATTCCGAGGAAACAAAAAGGAAGATTTCGGAATCAAAAAAAGGACAGCCTTCTTCTCTGAAAGGCAGTCATATGTCTGAAGAGATAAAACAGAAACATCGTATTGCTATTACGGGAAAGAAACACTCCGAAGAAGCAAAGAGAAGGATGTCGATATCAAAAAAGGGCATGCTGAGTGGTGATAAAAACCCAAATTGGAAAGGTGGTGTGTCTAAGGTAGAAGGATACGAAAGTCTTTGGAAACAAAGGTACAGTTTTCGGAAGAAGAACATTGTTGGGTCATATACACATGGGGAATGGGAACTCTTGAAGGAACAATATGACTATTCCTGTCCAAGTTGCGGCAGAATGGAACCGGAAATTATATTGGCGGCAGATCATGTTATTCCAATAACCAAAGGTGGTTGTAACAACATTAGCAACATCCAACCGTTGTGTGGATCATGTAACAGTAGGAAGCATACGAAAATTTTCAGGATTACACCAGAGGGAGAGTTGATGTTGTTTTAAGGAGGCACTATGCTCGGCATTGATTTATTGAATAAATTGGCACAGTTATGCAACGACGCTCACCCGTCCGGATTTTGGCTTGATCGTAAGACCTCCTTCGATTACCTTTACGAAGCTGCGAAGAACTTTGCTTCTGACACTCGATCCCTTCATTCCACGCAGACCATAACGACTGTGGCGACACAGGCGAAGTATGCCCTCAATCCTAACTTCCTACGGGTGCTTACGGAGGACAGCGATGGGAAAGAGACAATCCCGTATTACAACGGAACATCTACTTCCTGGCTCAGTTTGGAACAGTACCCTACCGTTGTGTATGACGATCTGGCCGATTCCACTCCTTACAGGTTTTCAATCACAGACAGGCCAAAGGCAACACAGATAACCGGCACGGCGACATCGGCGGGAACAAACGCCGGGGGGGAATCTACCCTTACGGATACCGCCGCCGCATTCACCAGCATTGCGGCAGGAGATTCAATCTATGACACCACGGCAAGCCATATCGGTTATGCGTTGTCAGTAACTTCCGCCACGGCATTAAAGACGGCCATGTTCGATCTATCCGCCGTGCAGAGTGCTTACGGGGACTGGGCCGATGACGATGCTTATATCATCCAACCCTCCGCTCGATATGACCTCGTTCTCGACCCACCCCCTGATACATCAGGACATACAATCGCCCTTGAATATGTCTGTTCTCCTACTCCGGTTTATACGGACTATGGCTCCTACGGATTCGCGTCCGGGTATGAGGAGGCCCTGTTGAAGTACGCCGCATGGCTCTACAAATACAGAGACCTCCAACCCAAATTCGGGGATGCGCTCTATGGGGCCTATGACATGCAGATGCGGAAGGCAAGAAGCAATAACAGATCGGTCAAGGGAATGAAACGAGTAAGGGCAAACTTTACGAGGTAAAAAGTGGCGCGAAAGAAGTTCACGACGCAAAGAACCATTGCCGATATGGAGCCGATTCCTTTCCGGGGCGGTTGCAATACCTATCTCCCGGCGATCACGTTACCTTCCGGCAAGTTCTCCATGATCCAGAATATGAGGGCGACCCATCCGGGATTCAAGGCGCGGACGGGTATGCTGAAACTGCACTCCACGGCGCACACTGCCACAAAGGTTCTTTCCGCTTTTCACTTCAGCAAAGGCAAGCGATCCGAGAAACACTTTCTCGCGCAGTTTTCGGATGGGGATTTATACGAAGCCACGACACAGCCGCCCGGCGTCACCGCCGGAGCATTCGGAACCCTGAAATACTCCGGGGATAGCTCGGCTATCCCTGCCGCGTATTCAGTTATGGATGACAGCCTGCTTTATTCAGACGGGGTAGATCAGCACCAGCTCTTCCCCGGCGATGCGAACCCGGTGACCAGTTTCCATGTGTATTCAAGCGCCGTGGCCCTTCCGTTGATTCCGGCTTTAGGAAACGACTACACGATGGAGGTATTGGATACCGCAACCTCGACCTATGCGGTTATTTCGGCCCTGGGGACAAATGCGGCGGATACCATTCTGATATGCTGCCCCACCGTGCCGTCAAAACTCAATATCGTGATGAGTACGAGTGTCAATGCGGTTGTCTCTGCCTTGACCATTAAGTACATGAAAAGCGGATCGCCCGATGCCTTTACTACGGTAGGGGCATCCCTCTCGGATGGTACGGCGACGGGCGGCGCCACGTTTGCTAAAAGCGGCACGATTTCATGGGACGCCTTGACCGATATGGTTCCCTCGTTCATGTTCGGGATAAGCGGATTCTGGCTTGCCCTTACCGTGTCTGTGGCTCTCAGCGCAACGGTGAGGATCAATCAAGTGACTTACGGGGGCGCGTTCCAACCCCTTCAGAATGTATGGGATGGGGATTCAATCCCGGCATTGGAGGCGCGGTTTTATATCCATGCTTCCGTGGCGTATTTCACCTATTACGGTGCGTCGATTGATGTATCATCTATGGTTGCCACCAACGATGCAATTTATTTCAACACCATTGATAACATTAGAGCCATTTACATTGACGCGACATCCACCCCGTCAACAACGGCATCCGTGACCCCGCACCTTTATTACTGGAATGGATCGGTATTCACAACGGAAGTGTCCAATCTGGTGGATAACACCGTCGGAATGACAAAACCCGGATGGATGACCTTCGATAAGGTTTCAGCGGAAAAGACGATGTTCCAGACATCGTATTATTCCTACTGGTGGAAACTAACGATTACGGGTGGGAATTTCCCGGCAGATACCCGAATCGGAATCTATGTCATGCCGTATTATGACATCAATGATATTGCGACTACGGGAAGATGTAATTGCGCGTGGAAGAACCGGGCCGTCTATGGGACCGATAGGGATCAGTATCTTTTGGTTTCCGCCCTGCATCAACCGATGGTCCTGAATGGAAGCGACTTCGGAACCCTCGATCCCGGAGATGGTAGGGCAAACCTACCCGTCTGTATGCGACAGTTCAAGAACGAATTGATGGTATGGCAGGAGGAAAAGGGAACGGATGGCGGGTGCTTTACCCTGTTTGAAGGCTATAACCCCGACACATACGGCAAACTGGTTCTATCCACAAAACTCGGAGCACTAAACGCAAAGAGCGCGGTAGTTGTTGAGGGGGTAGAGGTTTCAACCGAGACGGGGATTGAGGTTAGAACCGTTGTCTATGTCCTCAGTCATTACGGGGTTTATATGTCGGACGGTAGATTCTGCACCATGATTTCCGACGACATCCGGGACAGGTTCGACACCACGAATGCGAATTGTATCCGAAGAGGATACGAATCAGATATGTGGATTGCCTATGATTCCGTATTCAATGTTCTTAGGCTTGGCCTCGTGTGCGGGACCGGGGAAGTTCCGAACGTGTTTCCCGTGTATGACATAACGGACAGCGCGTGGATGTTCGACACGGGACTTGGACTTTCATCCATGTGCGAGGTTGAATCCGGCAGCGGAACCGCCCCGGTAGTTTTGTGCGGCGGGGGATCGGCGGACGGACTTGTGCATCTTCTGAATAGCGGGACGACAGATAATGGCGTGGCGATTGATTCTTATGCAACGGTGGAACTCGACGGGGCCGGACTGGTTATCAATCTAAGAGAATTGATTCTTGCAAAGGATGGGGATGTCACTCTTACCCCGTATCAGGACGGGACTGTTCAGACGGCAAAGGTCATATAATGGATCGAGTGCGACTCAGTTTGAACGTAACGGGGAAACATGGATCTCTGAAGTTTGCCGGAACGGATATTAGGGAAATGAGAGTGCTCATAAACAACATCGTGGAGAAGAGTCCCTATGTTCCCATGAATCAGATCGGCGAGCATATCAGCGTGAAACTGGCCGGGGCAAGATTGGATTATGTTTGTTTCAATATCGAAACAATGGAAGCGCGATAAGAGACGATGAAAGATTATTTCCGTAAACCGAATATAGCGAAAAGTTATTCAGACATGTTTGAAAGAACATCTGAAGCGCAGTTACAGTACGAACACGTCTATAAACATTCGGAATTCAAAAAACCATACGAGTCTGGTAGTTATGACGATATGGAACTTATGTCAACACCTTCTTTTAATTTTCCCCGCAATTCACCACAGGGATGGGATTATCCCGGTGATATAGTTACCACGACTCCATGGACAGTACAAGGGACAGTACCGGGAACAGTAGGGAAACATACGTCTTTCGGACCGGAGATACCTTTTCCCGAAGAGCCGCATCCGCCGGTTCCGGTAGAAGATCCCTTTCCCGAAAATCCTCATCCGCCGAATCCGCCGAATCCGCCGAAGCCAAAGGTGCAGGTCTTTTATTGTTGGACAAACGACTGTTTCATGCCCGGCAAATGCACCAATGTTCCGTTTCATTGCACTTTCACGATTACGGATATTGAAAAAGGATTCTTTACATTAAGCGCAGAGGCCCGTGGAACCAGAACATTTCCAGTCCAGGGGAACATTCGTATCTGTTCTACGAAAGATGAAACCGGACCTCTTGACTTCACTATTTGGGGAACAAAAGACCCCGATTTGTATAATCTCGGAGGGTTGAATCCGTACCATGAAGGCAAACAGGATACGGACCTACATATTCCCGGTTGTGATTACACTAATTGTTTAGGTGATGATGGCGATCCAGTCTTGATGCACTATACCACCAAACAAATGGCAGTAAACGATACACAGACACTTTATGTTGAAAATGCCAATAGTGCGGGAGATTACATGTGGGAGTGCAATATAGGCACTATTGGTCCTACCGGGTCAACAACAACATATACCGCCCCCGCGACCAATCCCGGTTGTACAACCGCTGTAATTACACTAAAAGATAAGGGTGATGGCGGCGGGGGAAGTACCTGTTCCACGCTTAATATTGCTGTAAGTGCGAATGTTTCTGGAAGTGCTATACAGCGTTGTTGTGATGTTGGCGGAGTTAATCATTGTAATATCTTTGGAACCTGTCTGGGTGTTTGGGGATCAACAAATGCTTACTGTTTAACAAATTGCGGTGCAGATTCCGGTACTGGTTCAGCAAACCCTTGCGGTGCTTTCGGCAACCCTCCAAACGGTGTAATAACAGACATACGAGATGCCGCAATGATAGCAGCGGGTTGTTGTCCTTATCAGTTATTGTAGGGTATTTATGAAAGAACTGACTGAAGAAGAGTTTAGCGACCGGATGATGGCAATGCAGCGGTCCAGGGCAATCTTTGTCGAAACCGGACTGACGAAGAATATTACCCATGCCTTTGCCGCATATCAGACGATCTTCGCAGAACGGGAACGAGAGATATTTCTGGCAAATGTATCCGGGAGTAAGCCGAGAACAATCATGGATAAATACTACCGTCCCAAATGTGTTGAGTGCGGTGCAGATATGGCGTTTCGGCAGCTCCCCGAAAACGACGAGGGAACAAAAATTCAGCTCGTCTGCATGAATGATAATTGCGACACGGTACTCAACAGCACGAACGACCTTAAATGGTGGATGGATAACTTGCGGATAAAAGGAAACGAGGCGGCTAATGGATTTAGTGGAACATTTAAGGGGGTTGACGAAATCAAGCAAGAAAGACGAGATCCCCGGCGCAGTAGAGGCGTATCTTGATGAACTGTGTCCTGCGTGCGGAAAGAAGATGAAACTCTACCGCCCATGTTGCGGTTCATCGGAAGGGTATAAAGGATGCCCGTGTGGTTATAAGGTGGTAGTCGAGGGAGACAAAAGGAGAAAATAATGCGTCTTTGCACGGTAGAGGGATGTGGAAGAAAACATTCTGCAAAAGGTCAATGCCGGATGCACTATAAACGAATAAAGAGACCACGGAAAACGTGGTATCACCCAAACCGGATTTTTGTGCGTGACGGATATGCAGAGATCGAATTGCTTCATAAAGATTCAACGATATCGTTTGCGCAAATAGATATAGAGGACGTTGAAAAGGTAAGTGCGTACCGATGGGTAATGGCACACGGGTACGTCAAAAAGAATCGCCCCAGTGAGTATCTACACCAATTCCTCATTGGGAAGCAGACCGGTTATGTAAATGACCATATTAACAGAGACCCGTTGGATAATAGAAAATCTAATCTGAGATTTCTGAAACACAGTGAAAACTTGTGCAATAGGGGGTTACCGCAAAACAATACTTCTGGTTATAAGGGAGTATCGTTTTCAAATAAACGGGGGAAGTGGTGTTCATTTATTCATTTGAAAAATATTGCGGAACGGTACGTTGGAACATTCAATAATCCCGTAGATGCGGCAGTTGCATATAACAATGCGATGAAAAAATATGTGGGAGATGTGGCGTGGTTGAACCAAGCGTAATCAACATTATTCTATTGGCGATAGCGGTTGAAGCCGTTGTCGAATTGATAAAAACTGCCGCGCCGATTCAGGGGTCAAAAGAATGGATAATCAGACACACTCCGTTTCTGTACTCGGAAAGACAACAGACCCACCTGCTGTCATGCCCCACGTGTACCAGTTTTTGGGTTTCGATTTTGGCGGTGATCGGATATTTGTTTATGGATACAACGGTGGCGGTCTGTATTCTGGTTGGACTTGTGGCGCATCGATCGTCGAACTATTTTCATATAATGTACAGCATTCTTGCGGATAAACAGAGAGATTTGCGGATTTCAAGGAGGAAGTGATGGGCGGATATAACAGATATGGAGAATGGGATGAGTATTTGGGGAATGATCCCGGTTATGATCCCGAAGGTTCTTCCGGTCACGAACCGACAAATACCTCTTATGATCCCGGTGACTGGTGGAAGTATTCCCCCGCCGATCCGAATTCGGCACCTGCTTCTTTTGGCTCTCCCGCACTTGATAGCGGACTTTATGGGGCTTGGGTTACTCCCGAACCCCCTCCTGCGGTAAAACCTCAAGGGCAGAGGCTGGCTGGCGGCACGGGAAGCAGGTCCAGCACTTCTGTTCCTTCCGTTCCTGCTGTTGCCCCTACGGGGAAATCCGCCGGAGCAGGACAGGCCCTGAATGAACCTGTCTATACTTATAATTCTACCGAACCGACCACCACGACGACTACAAGAGATCCAACAACCACGACATCCGTGACCAGTCCCACCACTTCCACCACGAGTGGTTCGACGACAAATATTTCCCAACGGATACCCACAATGGCCCTTCCACAATACGAGGAGGCGGCAGCTCTGAGTCTTCCCGCGCGTGACGCTTTACGGGAACGATATCTCGCACAAGAGGAACAGGCACTTGGAGTAGGGGAATGGAGGCAGAGTCTTCGGAAGGGTCTCAATAAACTCATGTCTGAGGGTAACTTCGCGACTCGCGGGGCGCAGATGAGGGAACTGTTCGCCGGGGCCGGTCAGGGCCTCGGGAGAATACTTCAAGCCGCGAGTAGTGCTGCAAGGGCAATCTACAACGCAGAATACGGGATACTTGTCACTCAGGCGGTTGAGAATTACAGGGGTCAGTTATCGGAACACTTGGCTAAATTCAACTCCGAAGTCGGCATGTATCTCGGGACAATGGATACTTCCACAACGGGAACGAGTACCCAAAATACATATACATCCGGGAGTAACACTACGCAGGTTACGAGCGGGGGAACAACCAAACAGGTTACGAGCGGCGGCTCTACCTCTGGATATCGGGGGAATCAACCATACGACCCCGCACTTAATAGACCGGGCGGTTACGGGAGTTATGGGGTTTTATAGGAGGTTATGATGGGCGTACTTCGCGCACAAGCAGATTACGAATCAATGTATCCGACGGACCAGGCGGTTGCAGAGGATAGTCAGAGCCTAATCCAACCCGATAGACCTCCCGCCCTGATTACGAATATTCCCGGTCGCAGACAGGAGGCAATCGACACGGGCGGGGGATATATCGACCCCGATACTCAGGAGCCGATAAGTTATATGGGTGGGGATACTGCGGGACACGAACCCCCCGCGCTCGGGAGACCCGAAGATCAACCGCAATCAGCCATTGATAAATTGACAGATACAAGGGGGACTGCCGACACAGACGCCCTTAATCTTATCAACTTTGGGAAAAAGAGTCCAGCGGATTTGGATAGGGAACGACAGCAAAACATAGACAAGATGCTCAAAAAAGGCATGAAACTTACTCCCGAAGAACTTACTAAGGTTTCTGAGGGAATATACAGGGTTTCTCTTACGATTCCGGCAAAGGAACAAGCGCAAGCAATGATGGACAAGGATGCCGTCGGGAACTTTCGGCAAATGTTTAACTACAATATCAAAGACGCCACGGATGCAGATTTGGCGAGATTCCGGGAAGCACAGAAAAAGAACCTGAAAACATTTGAAGATAATTTCACACAGAGACAAAAACTGGCACTTGCTTATTACAAGGAGCATACGCCCGATGCACTGAAAGCCCTTCAAATGGAAAATGTACAACTTGGTATTTTGAAAAAGAAGGTGGATTTGGCGAAACCAGAGAAACCGGAAAAGGTCACTCCCCGAAACGCAAACTATATGACACCGGCGGGTAAAATAGTAATCGTGAATATGAACGATCCCAATGCACAATCCATTATTGATACCAATGGATTGAAGCCATATAAAGAACCGGCCAAACCGGAGAAGCCGGAATACAAACCCGGACAGGCCATGAAAAGGATGTCCGCTATCAGTTCTGCTATTTCAAGACTGAAAAGCGGTAGCCCTATTGATGCACTTCTTGTGGCGCAAATCCCCGAATATGCTGGCCTGATGGCGTCAAATGATCCTGCGGCAAAACAGCAGGCAATCGATCAGCTTACAACGGAACTTGAATATGTGAAGGGGTTTGCTCCTGCAACTACCAAGGAAACGCCTCCGGCCGCTCCGGTTGATACTGAAAGGCAAAACGCAGATGCAGCAATAAAGGCGGGTGTGAATCCGGCTAAGGTTAAAGAGATGTATAAAAAGAGGACGGGCAAGGATTATTAATGGAAGCAAATCCTTACATGGACATTGCCGATACGGAAACCACTAATCCGTATATGCAGACCGAGGAAGCAAATCCCTACATGGATGTTGGGATAACCCCGGAGTCCTATGCTGCGATGGCCGCGCCGGTTCATTCTATACGGAAAAAGGAAACTGTCACGCCAGAGGTTACGGCGAAACCCGGCGAAGCAACGACAGCGGAGAAAGTAGCGGATTTCTTCACAGGGCATTTCCCGGCGAATAAAGACATTCCCGAAGTGCAGAACAACATTATTCGGGATATGTTGACTGGCAAAGACATTCCCGCGTACATGAAACGGCCATCCGTGCAAATCAATGTTCCCGAATCCGGGGAGATTTCGTTTCTTCAAGACCCGGTTACGGCAGCATCGTTTGGGGCCGTGGCAGGAGTGTTGAAAGCCGCACCTCTTGTTGGGAAACTGGCAACAGCGGCAAGAGAAGCGGCGGCATGGATGACCGGGGGAGCAACAGACATTCCTAAACTTGCAAAAGCAGGTGCGGAGGGTGTGTCAAAGATTATATCCATCCCCGCCGAAGCCGAAAGAATGGCGATCTTGAGGGCAAAGGGAATACCCTACACAAAACCAGTAGGCGCAGTCATCCCGACAACGGGACCAGTTTCCGCGTCAATTACGTCTCCTGCGCTCAGGGTGATTGAGAATAAACGGTTGGCAGAACTACCAGGGGGAGAAGAGATCGTTAAACCTGGGGCAACGTCGCAAGGAAAACTGACGGCCCCGGAGGAAACCAAACTTCTTAAAGGTCCGCCCGAAGTAAAGGAAACCCCAAACGTCGGCCCGTCAGAATCATCGGCGGCTTTTGTCGATAAGGGCCAATTCCCCGTCCAGAGAATCAAGGTTGAGGATATAAAGGTTGATCCTGACAAGTTTCAGTTCAAGAAGAATGTCGATAAACGTGGGGTACAGAAAGACCTCGAAGGCGAATGGAATGAATTGGCCGCTGGTGTCACGGTTGGATGGCAAGACAAAAAAGGTGAAATCTTTATCGCTAACGGACATCATCGATTAGCGGCTGCGAAAAAGCAGGGAATCGAATCCCTGAATATGCAGATTCTAAAAGAGACGGATGGGTTTACCGTTAAAGACGCCCGCAAGATGGCTGCTGAATCCAATATTCTTGAAGGGAAAGGAACTATCTTCGACCATGCCGCTTTCTTCCGTGAAGGCGGGTACTCCCCGGAAATAGCTACTCAACGGGGGATAAAGGGTCGTGGTTTTAACATCGGCACCAAGGCTACCGATAACGCATACGCTCAATTTACAAGCGGAAATATCTCCCCGGAAAACGTCGAAGCCATTGTTAATATTGCGCCGAAGAACGAGAACCTTCAGATTGTCGGTATTAAATATGCCTTAGATAAACCCAATGCAAAACCCGATGAAGTGGCAAACTTTATGAAGGCCATGTCGGTAAACCGTCCCGCAAGTACGGCAAGTCAGCAGGGGGATATGTTTTCCGATGGATTAGATGATGCTATCCGGGATGCAGAGGAAATGGGAAAACTTGCCAGTGGGCATATCAAATCCCTTGATAATGATCTGTCGGCATTGCGATCCCTGAAATGGTCTGACGTTCTTGAAAAGAAATTCGGAATCAAACGTGGAGACGCAACCGGAGCCGAGAAGATCATCCAAGACCTGAAGGTGGAAAAAGAACTATGGGAAAGTTGGCATACTAACCCGGATCTGGTTAAACAATTACGCCAGGAACAGGCACAGGGACAGCAAGGTTTCAAGTGGCAAGGACAAGCGGCGGACACCGGCGGGTATGCAGACCGGGGCGGATATTCGCCAGCGCACGCGAATGTCGTTGAACTCCCGGAACTCGTTGACATAGCAAAAGAACTCGGCGGAGGGCAATATCCCCGTATCCTTGAAAAACTGAGAGCAGGAGGGATACAACGTGACGAGATATTAGGGATATTCAAACCCGTTGGCAAGGGTTCTATTGATCTAAAGGCCGACATCTTCAAAGACCCCATAGGTGCATCAAAGACCCTATCCCATGAAATAGGTCACTGGATTGACTATCTCCCGGATAAGACCATGAAACGGGGAAACATCCTCGGACGTATCGGATCACTCAAGAAGTATTTCGATAGTTTCCTTGAGGAATACCCCAATGCTCCCCTCAAAGTCCTAACGGACCCGGAAAAAGAACTGATCCGGCAAGAGGCGAAACGACAGGCGGCAATGGGGAAGGCGGGAACCGCACCTGCCGTAACCCCGGCTGATATTCTTGCCGTTTGGAATAATGTTGTGATCGTGAATCCTAAGTTATCTGAATTTGTCGCCAAGATGTCTGACAAGGAAAAGGTACAGTTGGCGCGGGATGCCATGAAGGGAAGTATCCCCGAATGGTTCAAATTTAATCCGTCTGCGGCTCCCGGCAATGTTCGGAAGATATTTGAAGAACTACTGGCGGCAGAGGTCGAACGGCGTCACCTGTGGAAAAAAGAAGATATTATGGGTGAGTTGAAAACGCTTACCCAACAATGGAAACCTTTCGATGTAAACGAGAGTGCAAAGTTCACGTCTTACCGTCATTCGTCTGAGGAACTTTACGCCGATGCTTTCAGCGTTCTGTTGAATGAACCGACCCTGTTGGAACAAACGGCTCCGAAGTTTAGGCAAGCGTTCTTCAATTTCCTTGAACGGAAACCGCAAGTCAAACAGTTATACGAGGATACCCAGTCTCTTATATCCAGCGGCGGTGTGTTTGAAAAGCGGATGGGTGCCATTGACGAGGCGTTCACAAAGGGCGAAGAAATCCGCAAGGGTATGTCGGAAACCAAGCAACCCCTTGATATATTCAAATGGTTGAAACATGAATTGGTCGATGTCAATACCGGACTGATTCAGAAAAAGAAGTTGGCCGAAAAAGCCGGACGAAAGTTTCTCCCGGAAGAAAACCCCGTCTATTGGGTCGAGGAATTGCCCTATGTCTCAGGGGAAGTGTTTCAATATCTTCGGGATGTTGACAGTATTGTTAAGAACCCTGCCACGAAAGCCGGGTTAAGCGAATCCGACATCGGGAAATATATGTTCCTCAATAGGGCGTCCACGGAATTGAAAGAGAAAGCGGTTCCCTGGGGAGAGGTCGGAGACATAGCAAAAAAGGATATGGACAATCTGCGGAACCAGTGGGGAGTGGAAAAATATAACAGAGTGAAGCAGATTGTTGACGGTTATCAGGACTTGCGTTCTAAATCCATAATTCCCCTACTGGAAAAGGCGGGGATGTATGACGAAAAACTGATGAGTAAAATTAGGGACAACCGGGAATACGCACGTTTCAATGTCCTGCACTACATGGAAGAACAATACGGAAGCCAGATGGCCGGAGAGGTTTACCGGCAGATTGATCCGGCATATATCCATAAACTCGTAGGCACCTTGGCCCCTATTGAAAATCCTCTCACAGCCACCATTATGAAGGATGCGGCCTTGATTCGTGCGGCAAACATCAAAATGGCAAAGGCTTCGGCTGTTGACATGATGCTACGCGACTTTCCCTCTGATATTAAAACGGTCAATATGATCCCGCAAAAATCAAAACAGGGTGGGAGGGTGTACGTTCCCGACACAAGGCAACCGGCAAACTTCGGGGCGATAACGTATCTGGAAGGCGGGAAGGTAAAGACCTTTTATGTGCCAAGAGAAATAGCCGAGAGTTTCAACAAAGACCCTTACGAGGCGAGTGTCCTTGCTAAAATAGCCCGATATGTCTCCGCGCCAATCAAGGCGATTCTTGTCAGTCACAATCCGGCATGGGCTTTATGGAATGTTCAAAGGGATGTCCGGTCATTTGCCATGAATATCCCCGGAGCGAATCTATCCAAGGCGGCAGTGGCGATGGTGAAGGCGGTCCCGGAAACAGTAAAAGAAATGCGGGGGATCGCAACACCTGCCACGAAGGCCATGTATCAAGGGAAGATGCTCCCTATCGACAGACTCTACGATGCAAGTGGATTCACCCCCGAAACACAACTTGATAGATTGCTGATGGCCTATGGTCAAAGTGGAGCAAAGTATGAAAGCAATGTTCTAAAACCTTTCCGTAAGGCGTGGGATGCCTTGGGGATGGTGGGAAAGTTCTCTGAAAAGTGGACCAAGATCGCGGGTTATAAATATCTAAAGGAGCAAGGTAAGTACAGCGATAAAGAGATAGCTCATATCGTCAGATCGCGGGTAGGAACCCCCGACATTATGAGGGCTGGATCAGCGAAACAACTTTATAACAATATCTTCCTGTTCTCCAACGTAGGGAAAGAAGGTATCCGATCCGCCATTGAATCGGCTAAAGAGTCGCCAAGTGCCTATCTCTGGAAATTGGCAAAGTACGATATTGCGCCCAAGATTGCTATGTTTTCGGCAGGAGCGGGACTACTTGGGGCAAAATACAAACAGATGATGGACAATATTCCAGAACGAGAAAAGGCAAACTACATGACCGTCCCCATCGGTACAACCAAAAATGGCAGTACGGTTTACTTTGTTCTTCCCCATGACTTCCAGGGTCAAGTGATCTCTGGCGCACTATGGAAACTATGGAATCTCAACAAGACCAAAACGGCAACGGACCTTGCAGACTACATGGCCGGGGGACTTCCCTATTCGGGACTGAACCCGGTTCTTGGTATTAGCTCGGACTGGATGAGTTATGCGAGAGGAAAGAACCCCTACGATGAATTCACCGGACGCCCGGTTATCCCCGAACAAGCATTTACGGCTGGCGGGAAGTATGCCTTTAGCTCTATGGCAAAATCCACCGCCAACAAGACCTTCGGAACATCTGTTTATACGTTCAAAGGCGATGACGTGGGTAGCGTTAAAAGTGAATTGGAAACGGCATTAGGTATCCCGGTAGTCGGGAAGATACTCGGACGTTTTCTGAGGGTGTCGAATCGAGGACAGGCCGAAGAACTGAGGGGCGTTGTGGATAAGGTTAAACAGGCAAGGGCGGCTGAATCCATTGAACAGTCGAAGGCTATCGCGGAAGATTTGCGATCAAAAACGCCCAAGGGACCGGATAAACTTTTCGTGGATCTTGTCAAAACAGGAGTTATTCAACACAAATTGATAGGAGACCCATACGGTTCATTCAAAAACAGATATAAAGACTTACTGATTTTGAAGGCAAATCAACCACTATTCACGGCATATATGAATGCTGCATCGACTGAGGAAAAGGCGGCAATCATAGGGAAGGCATTACAACAGAAACAGGTTCGCTAACAATCAGGGCTTCCCGGCGGACTGATCATCCAAGGGGGACGCAAGAAAGATTAAGGGCGGTCGTGTGGGACCACACTCTCACAGGATGACGCCCTTTTTCTTTGCCCTGACAGACAGAGGGGCCATACCCCCACAGGAGGCACAAAATGGGATCAGCGAAAAGTTACGAGAAATTAACGACGATCACAACGGCAACTGCACTGAGCGCGACGGTTTATGACCCGCCTGCGGTTTACCCGGAATCATTAACCAACGGCACCTTGGATTCCGGCACTTCATGGACTGAGACGGGCGACTTTGCTCTCGCTGCCAACACAGCCGTTTACACTGATTCGACCAATGCTGGAACTCTCGATCAGGCAGTTACGGCTCTTGCGAGAACGGGTAGAAGCGGGGCAACGTATGAATTCACCTATACTACATCAACCGCATCGTTGGTAGGGACCGCAACGATAACCACAGCTTTTGCTGCTTCCGCAGTTTCGCTTAGTGGTCTTGGCACTGCCGGGACGTATAAGGTCCGGTTCGTGGCAGCCAACATCCCCGGAGCCTTCTCCATCTCGGTAGCCAGTTCTTCGGGTGCCGTAACCTTTGATGCACTTTCGTTGGTCGAACTGGTTGAACCCCAGGATGTCATGCAGGTCAAAAGGGCAGTCATTACCGTTGAAACGGCGGCAATCAACTTCTGCGTTGACGGCACGACCCCCACGATCACGTCCGGGACGTATGGGGGCCACATGCTTAACGTGGGTGACGTTCTAACCCTGAATGACATTTCGGAGATCAGGAAATTCCGGTGCATCAATGCCGTCGCTTCGAGTGGTGCTGTTGTTAAAGTCACCTACTCGTTCGCATAGGAGGAAGCCATGAATATCAAAAGAGCAGGTGCTTCATATCTTACGGCAATCGCCAAGTCCTCAGCCTACACCATCCTCGACACTGACGGCTTTCAGAGCCTATACGTTTCAGGCAACACTGTAATCAAACTCCCTGTAGCCTCCAAGAAACGACTTATCAGGTTCAAGAAAACTGACTCCAATGCCACTACGGTTCAGATCAAAATATCCGACACCGGAGCGGATACGATAGAAGGAAACGAGACATTTATTCTTAGAGAGATTTACGACAGCGCGGTTTTGGAGTCTGACGGTACGGCTACATGGTACTCATTCTAAAAGGAGGAGAAAGATGGACGCAAATTTAAGAAGAAGAATAGATGCTGATCTTGCCGGGAGTGTCGAGGCTATCGCTTATGGCGGCGTGGAGTATCCATCCTACCATGTCAACATCCCAGCTTTCACGATTCTGGATGTGGATGGAGTGACCTTCGGGGGATTCTATGCTGACAAATATGTATGCTCTCAGCCAACCGCATCCTTTACGGAAGGCTCGCCCAATGTTGCCCATAACGGCGCGGCGGCGGCGGTTCCGGCCATTTCAAAGCCGGGCGTTCCTGCCTGGGATTTTATCACCTTTCCGCAGGCGATGATTGCGGCGGCCAACAGGGGCAAAGGATGGCATTTAATCACGTCCTTTGAGTGGGCGGCCCTGGCCTTCCTGTCCAAGAAGTTCAACACGCTGCCGCACGGCGGAAACGCCAACGCCAATCCTCCGTCGGATGTAGGCTTCACGGCCGAGATTGCAGCCTTAGACAGGCACCTACACGTCGAAAATGTCGACTGGCACCGCGCCCTTCCCGGCACCGGCCCGAATGCCTGGGCGCACAATCACCTGGCGTCGGGTGTGTTCGATCTGCAGGGCCTGGTCTCGCAGTGGGTCATGGGACTCTTTATCGGCGTGGCCGGAACGGATGGTCATCCGGAGGTGCTCGGATCGCTGGATGTCACCTATACCGGATCTCCCTATGGCCGGGGGACGATCAGCGGGTCCGGCGGGGCAACGCCGTCATTGACTTTGGATGGTGCAGGCGTCAACTGGCTTAAAGCCTGGGGTGCAGACGCCTTTAATGGCATGTCTGTGTATATTGCCGAGGCGGCAGGCGGTGCAGGCGCATTCTATGCTATCACCGATACGACCCCCACCACGCTGGTGCTTACCGCGTCCGATGCACCGGGCGATGGGACGGCAACATTCGTGATCTGCAAACACATCGCGACGGATATCGGCGGAGGATGTACCAGCGCGCAGAAGATTTTGACCTTGCGGGATGCAGACGCGGATCTGAAGCCTTTTGCTATCCCAGCGACAACGGACGGATCCGGTGCGGCGGCATACGGCAACGACGGTTATTGGTTTGATAAGTCGGCCTTACGCGCGGCCTTACGTGGCGGCGGCTTCAACGACGAGGCGGACGCCGGGGTGTTCGCGCTCTACTTGGCCCACGCGCCGTCGTACGCGAGCTGCTACGTCGGGTTTCGCGCCGCAAAGAGTTTGTAAATCTGGTATCTGGAATCTGTTTATCTGTTTTTTTGATTTTCAAAGGGAGTTGATGATGGGATCAGGCATGGGAGAATTGACACTATACCAAAAGATATATGATTTGATTCTCTATGCACTTCCCATCATCAACAGGTTTCCACGATCCCAGCGGTTTGTTTTAGGGCAACAGCTCCAGAACGGCATGATAGAGATCTCCGCGATGATCGTGCAGGCCCAAAAGATAAAAAATAAACTGCCGACGCTCTATGAAACCGACATCAAGTTAGAAGAATTGAGATTGTTGGTCCGCCTGGCCAAAGATCTGAAATTCATGCCGATCAATAAATATGAGAACCATTGCAAGAAGATCGATGAAATCGGACGGCTGTTGGGAGGGTGGATAAAACAGTCTCAAATCCAGGGTCGCAATTGCTAACGCGCAGCCTTACGTGGCGGCAACTTCAACAACGAGGCGAACGCCGGGGTGTTCGCGCTCAACTTGAACAACGCGCCGTCGAACTCGAACTACAACATCGGGTTTCGCGCCGCAAAGATAAGGACACCATCAGCCCGATCGGCCGGGAATTTGTCCCGGACGCAGTGCGTAAATCTTTGGAATTGCGATCCTTACCGAAAGGTAAAACATCAAAAAAGAGACTGCGCCCCTGGAAGAGGTACTTCGAAACTTTCTGTTGACGAGGTGAATCCCATTGATTTCTCTGCTGTAAATTCCGTTAAACAAGTCCTCACCCCCTCCACCTCCGGCTGCACCATCGTCACCGCAAAGGGCGGGACGGTGTATAATTTTGCTTATAAGAATGCTTCGTTTTCCTACAACGAGGCCAGTTATTACGTGATTGTCCGCTTGCTCCGGTAGTGAGATATAGGTTGACATTAAATGCACAACATGATACATAATTTAGCAGAACGACAAGGAGATTTCGGCTCCTTGTCGTCCCTAACCACAACACAACCTTTATGGGAGGTATGTATCATGGCTAATCCGACAGTATCAAAACCCACAAGTGTTTGCAAGAAAAGAACCCGTAGAAAATATGTTCCCGCAACCTGTGAAATTGAGGGGTGTGACGGGAAATATTTAGCAAAAGGGATGTGCGCTAAACATTACTGGCGACTATATGCTGGAAAAGACCCCCTCAAGAGGACACGGTTTGATCCAAACGAGATTGTTATCAAAGGAAATATTGCGGAGATCGTCCTATATGACAAAGATGGAAACGAACGCAACCGGGCGATTGTTGATGTGGCGGATGTTCCAAAAGTAACCGGGGTGAAATGGTGTCTTTTGGGTGATTTAAACTATGTCGTAAGTTCCGGTGGATCTTTGCTCTTACACCGTTTGCTTTTAGATGCTCCCGATAGCATGGAAGTGGACCACAAGAATCGTAATACATTGGATAATAGACGAGCGAATCTTCGTTTGGCGACCCATGCTGACAATAGACATAATTTATGTTCCCGAAGGGGTGGAAGTCAATTCAAGGGTGTGTGTTATTTCAAGCCAGCAAAAAAATGGAGAGCGCAAATAGCATCTAAACACTTGGGTTATTTTCGGTCTGAAGAAACCGCTGCCCTTGCCTATGATAAAGCGGCAAGGGAGCAATTCGGTGAATTTGCAAGGACGAATTTTGCATAATTACTGAGATAGGAGAATGTTCCGCCAATTCGATTGTGAAGGAGAAAGGCAATGACAAGTGATAGTGGAAACAGCAGTCGGTTTGTATCGGTGAAGATGCTCCTCACAATCTTGCTCGCCATTGTTTTTGCCGCAACCGGGTTGATCCTTACTGACACGCGATCCAGCGTTTCAAGCGCACAACTGAAGATTGAACAAATCCAATTGTTAAAATTAGACAAGGATCAGTACTACCGGGACATGATTGACATTAAGGACACGTTGAAACGGATGGATGCGAAACTGGACAGACTGGCAATAGGGAGAAAGTAACCGATGAAAAAATACCTCCTGCTTCTCGCGTTGCTTGTCGGAATGTCGGACGGGTCGATTCTCGTTTTCCCTGGTTCGCCCCTTGTCCTGATAGCACCCACGGAAATTACTATTGACGGGGTTGTGTTTCCCGTCGTGGACGTGAAGGCCATGCGTTACGTGCCTGATAATATGGTGATATGATGGGTGAATTACGCGAAAAACGCGCATTATTCACGAGTCTTGTTCCAAAGCTCATCAATAAGATGATCGAGGACGGATACACGCCCCTGCTCGGCAAGGACGGCCTGAAACACATGGAGAAGTCCCTACACTATGAGGGATTGGCCGTGGACATAGACTTATTTAAGGGCGACGCCTATCTGACCGGGACGGGAGATCATAAACCGTTTGGCATGTTCTGGGAATCGCTGGACGTGTCATGTCGGTGGGGCGGACGATTCAGCGATGGAAATCATTATGCGGTAACTTACGCAGGGAGGTCATAAATGGATGACGAGCCTCCTGGTCTTTGCTTTCAACGTCATTTCAGACGTTTTATGGGTGTTATTCATCCGGCATGTCAACGCCGGACATCGGGTTCGTGCGTCTCTTTTGTCGGTCGGGATTGTGGGTTTGGGGTATTGCTCAGTCCTATTTATCGTTTCCGAAACCTATCTTATCCTTCCGGCTTTAATCGGGTGTTTTGTGGGAACATTTTTCACAGTGGGGCGTAAACAATAAGGAGGTTTTATGTGGCAAAGTATCATTAAGAATTGGATTACATCTGTGTTTGGGACGGTAGCGGGTGTTCCTCAGGTCATTGAAGGGTTGACGAGTGTACCCCGGAACTGGATGCTGGTTATCTCGGGCGTAGCCACTCTCGCTCTTGGTCTTGCGGCTAAACAGGCTAACATAACAGGTGGAACGGTGAAGCAGTAATGGACCCTCTGACCATGCGAATCCTGCTGACGGTGGCGATTCAGGCAATGAAGCTGCTCCGGCGACACTATGCCAACATGACCCCGGAGCAGAAGGAGACCTTTCGGGACGCCCAGCTGGATTGGATGAAAGAGGAGGCGGCAAAGCCGGTGCAGTTTAATGGATGAACACTATCACGACCTTGAATACTGGAAAGCCTTCGACGGCCCATTTCCGCAGATGGTTTTTGCCGACAACGCCCAGGGGATTTTCTCGCTTCTCGTAAAAAAGCGAACCAGCGGCTATTACGGACATTTTATGTACTTGGTCGCTAAGAATCAACTGGCCTCTCAATGGTTCTATTTCCAGCGGCAGACGCTGGATCATTATGCCGGGGCGCATCTGACCTTTGTAGCTGACCCGAAGTGGACGGAACTGGATCGCCTTGTGATGCTTACCGCGATTACTGTGGATCTGGAGAAACCACCGTGGCAGACCCGGTACGATGTCATAGGTGTTATCGGGGAACTATTCGGCCTCGGATGGATGAACCGGGATAAACTTAACTTCTGCTCCGAACGGGGGGATTATCTCAAACTGGTTGACCCGGCATATAAACTGAAACATCCCGACCCACAGGAATTACGTAATTGGTGTAAAAAGGCTGGATACGTGGTGACGGGACGGTATAGCCCGGATTGATACTTGCTCATATTCATCCTCTCGCCCTTCCCTCTTTCATCCTTGACAATGCCGGGTGGATAAAATATAAGGAGTTTTCGTTTTCGTTGTGCAAACTTTCCGTGGCGGAATAAAGCACAATGAAATAAGATATTTAACTATCCTTATGGTAGGTTCGAATCCTACCGGGCGCACTACTAACCCCTTGAAAAATCAAGGGGTTAGTTTTTGGTTTTCGTTGTGGAAACTTTGGGGAAATCGACTACTCTCCCCCTCTGTTCCAACGCCTCTCCGATCATCGTTCTTTGCCGCTTGGCGTATCGGCGGGTGGTCTTGATGGAGGTATGCTTATAGACGTCTTGAATGAAGTCAATGCTATATCCAGTATCAGCGAGTTGGCAGCCAAGAGAATGCCGGACAGCTTCATATAAGCCGATTGTAATTCCGCATTGTTGGCAAGCGTTTTTCCAGATGCTATTGAGTGCCTTTGAATCGTAATGAGATCCTCTTTCATTTTTATTAAAGACATACACACTGTTTCGTCTAAGTCCATCAATCGCCTCCTTTGCCCTGGTGGTGAGTCTTTCCTCCCTGATTGCCCCGGTCTTAGTCGTTTCTCTTAAACGGTACTCAGAATGGCTCCTTTTGAAAATAATCTTGTCAGCGGTCACGCAATCCCATTTCAGGGCTGTCGCTTCCTGTGGGCGTATCCCGTACTCCATCATCACTATAAATATGGGCCTGTGCCTCTCAGGAATGGCCCGTAGGACGTTTTGTTGCTCTTCGAAGGTAAGGTAGGCCGTCTGTTCGGGCGGTTCTTTAGAAAGCGGCGGGAAGATCGGCATAACGAACGTAGGCACATCCTGTTTGTAAAATCGTAGCATGGTCTTTAGGGCCGTCAGGACATTGTATTTCCCTGCGGGGGACAGGGTAAGCGACTTTTCGAAAAGGAGAAGCTTCGAATGGGTGAAATGCCGGATGTCCATATCCGCCCCGAAGTAGGCCATGACGTGATTGATGGCGTTCCGATAGACCTTCCGGGTATTATGGCAAGCTCCTGTTGCTGAAAGCCATATCTTCGAATACTCTGAAATGGAAAGCGGGGATTCCGGGCGGTAGGTCCGGGGATCGAAGATTCCATTGCCGATATCGCCCTGGATCTGACCAAGCAGTTTGTTAGCCTGTCGCTTATCAAAAAGAGGATCTCCGCTCGTTGACCTCCAAAACCACTCCGTTTTCCCGTGCCAATACACCGCAACGGCGAAGCGATCCTTTTTCCAGTGGACAGACCCCTTCACGTAATCACCCCCCGGTGAGGTCTCTATGCGGTATTTAAGCGCCAGTGTCAAGATTTATCCTTTCATAGCCTCTCTCTCCGCCTTCAGCGCGGCGATCTGCTCCTCGCCTTTCAACTGCGCGGCATTTATGAGGCGATATTCACGTTTCCAATCGGCGATTTCCCTTTCCTTCTCGGAAAGTTGGTGATTAAGAGAAAATACAATCCTTTTTGTAATTTCAGATAGTGAGGGAGCCTTAAAGTCATAATTTCCAAAGCCGCACTCACTACATTGCATCTCTCCATCATCGAAATATTGTCCCTTGTGGCCGTGATTAAGAATCAAGACGAACCTTACCTTCTCTGCCTCTTCCTCTACCTCTTTTAATATCGTGTCCTTCTCGGCAAGCTCGGCCTCCAGCTCCTTAATTCTCTCTGTCCATTCGTTCTGCATCTCACACCTCCAATGTCACTCGTTATCCCGTCCGCTCGGTGATCCCCGGACTAAAACTCTTTACGTTCTGGATTCTCACCAGCAAACACGGACATCACCTCCTTTCAAAGTGCTGGCGGCAGTTGGTCTGCGGTATTCCTGCTTTCCCAATTTCTACACCTCATGGCCTCACCCTGGAAGGATGGGACCACGCCAGCTTTATGAAGGTCACGGCTTTCAGTAATCTTCAAACGTCGAACTTAGGCCGCTTTCGCCTTTCGGCTGCTATGCACACACGAGACCGACTATCCCACTGAAGCTATCTCGTTTGCTTGCCGTGACCAATTCAAGATCGGTTGTCATGGCCGGGTCCCTTTAGTCCTTTAAATAGAACGATCTAAGATATCCTCGATAACTGCTTTTGGTCCAGCCGCGACAGTTAAATATATTTCTTTGATAAGTTTGCAAAGTTGCTTAGAAGTTTTCCCCTTCAATGGAGTATATAGATCGTACCCATATTCATCTCCGGCTGCATGTACCAAACCATCATCAGATCTATTGTGGGAAGAACGGGTGTCGCTATCACTTTTTCCCTTATTCGTGCTGAATCCCCCCTTGGCGATCTCTATGAGTTCCTCGTGGGTGTAGGCAACACCTTTCCCCATTTTACTGGAGTTAAAGGAGAGTCCCGTTCTGGCACAAATCCCCCTACTGGCGAGCGCATTTACATATTCATGGTCCATACTGCCCGGCCTTCCCCCATGTTGATGTGTCATCATTCCCTCCAAAGTGTCCATCCACGCCGCATGACAACCTTATTTCCTTTCGCACTTCTCCCTGTCGGGACATTTTTTGCATGTCTTTTTATACGGCACATCCCCCGGCTTCGGGAAGCGCTCGCAGAACGGCTTAGGCGGCGTCTTATGTGGCATTAGTCGGCTCACTAATATTTAACGGCACATCATCGTCCGGCGGTTCAATTATGTTCCCGGCTGCCACATTGTCAATCGTGTTCTCGGGAACCCCAAGCAGCGTCTTCACCCGGCGTAATCCTTGTTCGAGTACTCCAAAAGATATTCCCTCGATCTTTGTTGTGGAAGCCGTTCCAAAGACCTTCTCCATAACCTTTATTCGGGCCTGTTTCTCCTTTGCGGAGGAGGATGGATATACCTTATCCAGTTCCGCCTTAAGCTCCTCCAAGGCAATCGTGGCGCGTTTTTTGGCTATGACCCAATCGGGCCGTCCTTCCTTATCGAAAAGCTCGGTGCTGTCTCCGGCGTCCAGAGGTTTATGCTCTCCGCCGATGTTGATGGATTCCCAATGAGGAGCGAAATCCTCATAGGACGGATTATAGAAAACCTTCCCGTCCATAATGTCGGAGCGATCTTTCAGGACGGTTGCCATGCGGACAAATTCACGGTCCGCCATCATCTTCTTTGCAGCTTTCATCTTTGCGTCTTTGGTCTTTGCCTCCCGGTAGCTTTCATTCGCTTCGGGGTTTTTTATTCGCTCCATCTCGATCAGAAGGGATGGTTCAAATCCAAACTCTCCCTCCGCCTTCATTTTGGTCCCGGTCTTGTAAAGTTCCATCTTCCCGTCGTCGCCCTCGAAATAGTCATATTCAAAACCAGCGCGGCCAGCGACGATGATGTGCAGGGCAGACGTGACAAAAGGCGTGGCAAAGTCCCCACTCCACATGGGTTTGAGTATCCCCCAGTCCTGAAAGGAAAGCCGGTTGACATTTTTTTTCTTTCGGTAAGACTCCACGATGTCAACCCAGAAGTGGGAAACGCTGTCGATAATGAGGATGTCGAAGATTCCCGGTCCCTCCCGCAGCCCTTCGGCCAGATCTTTGAAGGCTCTGGTTTTGGACACAAGCATTTCGATTCCGTGCTTTTGGAAGATTGGCAGGACAAAATCAGAACCAGTTTCCGTGTCGATGAAACCTATTGGCTTGGTGGATTTGATCGCCTTATGCAATCCGACCGCGATTTCCGTCGCCGTCCGGGTTTTTCCCGAGCCAGCAAAACCGAGAATGCCGACCTTTGCGAAGGCCATCGTATTGGTGGCCTTTTTGAAGATGCTCATAACCCCCCCCCTATTCTCCCGCTGCTGGATAAAGTCCCGCGTCCTTTAATGCCTGCACATTCTCCGCACTTGCTGTCCACACCTTCCGCTTTCCGGGATTCCGGTGGATGTGCTTTTTCCCCGCCAGTATCTCCTCGATGTCGTTATAACTGAGACACCGGGCGAGCTTTTCAGCTTTCAGAAATGCCGGATGGTCTGCCGCTTTCATAATGATAATTGGTCCGATTCTTGTCATGTTTTCCTCCTCTTCCAAAGCCAGCACTCGTCATGCGGCTTCGCGTGTCTCCCGTTTTCCTTCCATTCCGGGCAACGTGCCGTCCGGTACATCCGGCAGGTGGAACATTCCCGAACCACCAACGCCATCACCATATCCACGACCTTCTGCTGGTATTTGATTGCCTCGATTTCGGTGTTCATCCCCTCCCCCTCCCTACTTCCCTATCGTACCGTTGATGCAATCTGAAATCGTCCTCAGCTTCCCTCTCGGCCTCCCGCTCCCGGATCTCATCCGCATCAAACTCCGGCGGCGGATCATAGCGATGGGGATCTTCAAGATGGCGGTATCTTTCGGTCATAACACCCTCGTCAAAACGCAAAGCCGCCGCTTCCCTGTGCGGAGATCCCGCAGCCGCATGACGATGAGGCCGATGCCGTGGAAAATCAGAACACCAAGGCCGAATAGCGAAAATATGCAGGCACAGACAAAAAGCATCTCTCGATATTCATCCATACCCCCTCCTATTCATGCGGGTCGGCAAACTGGCCCTGCATGTGCAACTAAGTGAACGCTGCGAGACATGCCCTTGCCGCTTCCATCATTTCCCGGATTTGGGACAATCTCTTCATAATGTTTTCTGATACGTCGATGGGGTCGGTTTGCTTTTCCGCACCCGCTACCGTCTGCGAGGGAACTGATTTGATCTTCGTTGCCAGTTCAAACACGGAATAGGCGATTGCGTTAAGCTGCGTTAGCTGGCAAATAATAATATCCATATCTGTCTGTGTCGTTGGTGGCGCTGGTATCGGCCCGAGTCTTTTTGCTTCCTGTGAACACGCTCCTTGTAACTGCATACCCCCTCCTATAAGATCCCCTTGAAAGTTTTGTATGCGATTCCCTTTTTCATCAGCCACTTTGATGCCTGGCGGCGGGTTGGTTCTTTACCACGCATGGAAGGGATATCGTCACATGCCTTGCGAAAATTTGCGTCGCCGTCCTTCAAAAACTTCACCACCTTATTTTCATTGATTGGCCGCATACCCCCTCCTCATTCGTGCGGATTTGCAAAATTTTTGTCCGTCATCCGCAAGACCTCCAAGACCTCATGCCCGAGCGTTTCAATGTTATCTACCCGGACCCCCTTTTCATCCCGATATCCCGTCAGCCATATCTCAGGGGGATTGCCGTATCTGGCATAGCCCCCGATGTTCCGGGCTGCGGGGCCTGAATTGAAATTACGGGCTTCGGGTAAATCGTACATGGACCGATCCCCGACGATGTGGATCTGAAACGTGACCGTGGCGACATGATGACCCGTCCGGTCGATGGTGGCGCAACCGTACATGCAATAAAGAAACACGCAGAATAGTACAAATAGGCACCATCCCATTGCCCTTCTGCACATCATGTCTCTCTGCTCGTATGTAAGTTTGCGATCCATAACTTTCCTTTGGTTGTGGCCCCGACTCAGCAGGGCTGATTCAAGGGCGGCAAAAGCCCTCTTTCTGCCCCGGTATCCGTCAACCCCGCCATCGGCGCTATCGTCCCTGTCGGCGGTATCGTCACTCTTGGCTTATTCTTTGCGTTAGCCCGATATTCCATCTCCACAAATTCGGGGTCGGCGATGTACCGCCCGATCTCGCTGAGCATCGTCGTCTTGTCTTCACAAACGAGCCTTGTGCATCCCACCGTAACAATCCAACCGTTGTTCACTCCCTCGATATTAATGTTGTGCATGTCTCCCTCCTTTAATTGGAGCCGGGGCTACTATTCCCCGGCCCCGTTCACAGATACCTTCCGCGTGGACCTATGATGTCGGGTTCCTCCTTTCGCAAGATTCCTTTCTAATTTATCTGTTTATTCCCGGTTGCCTGATACGCTTCCGCTCCCCACCCTTTTCAGGGTCCGCACGATTCGCCGGTGATCAGAGGGGAAGGCGGTTGCTTTAAGTTTGGCCGCCTGTGTTCCCTGCTGTCTGCCGCACGATCAAGCGCGGGGTACTGCGTCCCTCGACCGTCGGTGTCATCGCCCTTAAGGCTCGCCGGGGCGGAGGGGGTATTAATGAGCATTTTTACTGCAATCATCGAGATCAACATTTGCTTTTTTTGCCTATTTATCCTTGCGTGTTCCGCACCGTGGCATTTGCGACAAAGTAAGACCACGCGATTTGGATCAGAGTAATCAGGATGGTGTTTTATCTTGTATGGATCATTGCAGGGGCATTCGGATATAATCTCTACCAAATAAGGATTACTACGCACATATTCTTTAATGTTTCGGTGTTCGATGAGTTTATCATAACTGCCATTTGGAAGAATAAAGGAAGTCCCGGTTTCAATATCCTGCTCATTTAAGCCGTACATATCATCGCATTGTTCCGGTGATAGGGAAGGAATGAAAGAACGCGCAGCTTTCGCCGAATGCCTTTCGTTGAAATCGTGCATGTTGAGATAAAAACGATTATTTATTTTCATAAAATTATCCACGGTCAACATTTCTTTTATCCAGCCTCACTTTCCGCAACGTGTAACTTATTTACGGCTGCATTTTACATCTGGTGTAACTAAAAAGCAATGTAAATATTGTTATACAATGTATAACATAAAGTCATTTGACATTTCCGTGGATTCTGTTACACTGCTGACCATGCAAACGGAAAAGAATTTTTACAGACAGGTCCAGAAAGAAGTTCTTGTTCCCATCCTCGATAAACTATACTCTAAACGCGGCGCGCTTGCCGATCTCGCAAGGCATTTTGAATCAAACCATTTAATGAAACACGCGAAGAATAGACTTGCGGAACTTCGTTCTGGTAACCGATTATTGTCTTTTTTCTTTCTAAACATACTAATCAAGGGAGGGGTTATGAGTATAGATCAAATCTTGCGGGGGCGAAATCTTGATGAATTAAATCCCACCGAAAAAGAAATCATTCTCCGACTGCTTCCAGATCCCGAAATTCTCCAACTCTTATATGATGCAAAAAAAGAAGGAATTGACGCCAAACAGCTTTTGAAGATCAGCTTGAAAAGGTCGTAACTTTTTTGTTTCTCTAAATGTGACACAATATGTAATAAGCTGTTTTTTTTTGAACATATTAGTTACATATCGTGTAATCAAGAGGCCGCCCATGAACCACCACGCCACACCGACCATCGCCCGAATCAGGATTAGGATCGCAATCGTAACCATCCTGCTCCTTATCGGGTACATATTCTGTTTGTGGCTGCTTACCTGCACCGTGCCGCCGGTTATTACTGTTAGCAGATTTACGGGTACAGAGTACACGCCTGCTTACCACGGCGCTGACCTGCTGGAGATCAGCCCGGACGGCAGCATGACGGCGTTTAAGTGGGACAAAAAGAAGTGGACCTATAAAGTCATGTGGAAGCGGAAAGGTGGAAGGGTATGATTCTGACCGGCGACTGCCTTGAAATCATGCCGACGCTGGACGGTGAATCGAGGTTAGTGTGAATGAACTATCCCTCTTTTCAGGTGCGGGTGGCGGCCTCCTCGGAACAATGCTCCTTGGCTTCACCCCCATCGGATATGTTGAATGGGATGACTACTGCCAACGAGTCATTGCCGCAAGAATCCGTGACGGAATCCTGCCCGACGCCCCAATTTTCGGTGATATCAAAACATTCATCTGTGAAGGGTACGCCGCAAGCTATCAGGGAATGGTTGATGTCATCACGGCGGGCTTCCCCTGCCAACCCTTTTCTGTCGCCGGAAAGCAGAAACAGGCCGGCGACGAAAGAAACCAATGGCCGGCGACAAGCGACGTTATTTCCATTGTCCGGCCAGGATTCGTTCTGCTTGAAAATGTGCCGGGAATCCGCCGCTACCTGCCCGTGGTCATCCGAGACTTGCGCCGACTTGGGTATGACGTTCGACGACCCCTCCAGCTTGGGGCTGACGATTGCGGAGCCCCGCACAGACGGAAACGGGTATGGATTATGGCCGACCTGTGTGTCGAACGAAGGCAGGAACAGACGTCTTCCAGATGGGAAGCGCGGGTGGGGCTTGGAATCGGCCGTCAGAATTTGGCCGACGCCACAAGCGGAGAATTTCAGAAGCCGAGGCGGAAGACGGAAGGGAGAAATGGGCCTGGACAGAGCCGTGAAGTTATGGCCCACGCCGAAAGCCCAACGCCCCGATCAGGACACGACCTACGCAAGAGGAAATCCAACGCTTGCGAGAGCGGTGAATCGATCAATATGGCCCACGCCGAAAGGAACACCGTCCGGCCCGGACTTTGCCCGGATGAATCGGAAAGGATCAGGCGGGGACGATTTGGCGACGGCGGTTGCGAAATGGCCGACACCCGCTGCAACGGACGGGCAGAGAGGCGGCAGGATGACTTTGAATATGACGGGGCAAAGCCTGACGCAGATGGTGAACAGTTTCCCGACACCAAAGAGTCGGGATTGGAAAGGCAAGTCACAAAGGGGGACACATGCACCGATGGATGCCTTGTGCAACAAGCTGGATGTGACTGGTGGACAACTGAACCCGACGTGGGTCGAGTGGCTAATGGGGTGGCCTCTCGGGTGGACCGACTTAAAGCCCTTGGCAATGGACAAGTTCCAAGAGTGGTTGCGACAGCATGGAAAATTTTGACGGGATGAAGCGCATTGACGCGGCCCGGTTGCCGCTGCTGGAGACGGTGGAATAAGGAAAAACCATGAAATGCTCCTGCGGAAATGAAGTCACCCGACCTCATGGGCGCCTGTGCGAGACGTGCCGAAAAGAGCACCAGGGTCACGGCAAGGGCAGGACCGGCGGTCGGCCCCTTGGCGTGAGGGACAAAAGGCAAAGAAAGCCCCTGGCGGTTGTGACTGGGGTTTCGATCCCATGCCTGTGTTGCGGAAGGGTTTTTTTAAGCACCCACAAGGGAAACCGGATGTGTTCCCGCTGCGCGAACGCCCAAGAGAACATAATCGATCAGGGCAGGGAATCCCGGCAGGGAGCGCATGGAGGGGGAGAATGAAACATGAAATGACGGTCAGGATTCCCGGAAATCCTATTGCTAAAAAGCGGCCACGATTTGTCAGGCGGGGAAAGTTTGTCGGCACATATAACTGTCAAGACACAGAGGAGGGGAAATTCAAGTGGGAACTGCTGGCGCAAAAAAAGGACATGCCTATTATAGAATCGGCTATCCATTTGACGTGCCGTTTTTTCATGCCTATTCCCGCCAGTATATCAAAAAAGAAACGTGCGCTATACGTTGGCTGTGCTGTTCCTCATATAAAAAAGCCCGACCTCGATAACCTTATCAAATTCGTTAAAGATTGCGCGAATGGGGTCTTGTGGCGGGACGATTCGCAAGTTAACTCATTGACCGCATCAAAGGCATATCACCCTCAACCAGGAACGGAAATTAGATTGGAGTGGGATCAGCGCGAAACGGACGACATCATCATCGAGGAGTGTGGCCTATGACCAGACAGGAGGAAAAGGGTAATGGCTAAAACACCGGCAAAAAAAGCGGCAAAAAAGTATCGGCCTGATGAGGTATTTCGGCGGACGCCAAGCGGAAAATACCATCCCATCAAATACCAAGGGAGCGGCTTTTTGATGGATGGAATATGGCTGGTGCAAAACGGGAAATGCAATATGTCCTGTTTAATCAGCCTTAAAGAGAAGGTGCCGATATTTGCGTTGAATTATCGGCAGCACGAGCTTGCACTTTGCCAACACATTCAGGCGAAATTCAAGGAGGGCCGACTGTCGCTCATGGATGAGGCGCGGTTGGCCTGTGACTTTTTTGCAGAAATCGCGGCGAAACAAGCGGAGGAAATATGAAAGAAATTTACGATAATCCATACGAGTATGCAGGAATCCTGGCGCAGGTCGCCGCCGATGCAGTGTCAGAAAAACTAAACAAGATTGCTGACAAAACGGGAGAGGATGCGGCATTTTATGGATTCAGGATCATTTTTGATTTCAGTCTGTTAAGCAACGGATTCGATAAAATTGAGCAGACGATCAGGGTGACGGAAACCCATAATTGGAACTATCCCGAAGGAATCATTGTAAAAAAACTTATGGAGGCGGAGGGGGGTGAAGATGAAAACCTACGAGCTTAATGGTGCATCGGCACAATCGGCAATGCTCTGGTTTCTGCGGCACGAAAGATTGCGCCATTATCAGGACATTGAAACAATTGAACGGGACATTGAAGGACTGCTGGCGTTAAAAATCAAAATGCCGGACCATCCGCCGCTTGATACCTTCATCGCGGTGCCGGACCTTATTGCTGACGCCAAGGAAATGGTCAGTGACCATATCGAGGATACCGACGAAATGGTCTATCCGCCGATTGTGAATTATCCGAAAGCGGGTGAATGATGAGGATACCGGAGAATGTACGAATAATGGGCCGTACGGTGCGGGTAATATATCCACATGTCTTTCAGGAACGGGATGATTGTAACGGGTTAGCCAGTCCCGACACGGATCAAATCCTCTTGGCCGCGCAATGTAACGGTGCGCCTCTTTCGGAGGGGGCTATTGCTGAAAACTTTTTGCATGAGATAGGCCACCATGTTTCCCATATTGTAACAGGGAATGTCCGACTGGACGATGACGAGACTAAACACTCGATGATATTCCGGTTATTGTTCGCAATTATCCGGGATAATGACCTCGATTTCAGAAAGGAATGATAATGGATAAGAAACCGAAATGCCCCATTTGCGGAGGGACGGGATTTGTAAACGGTGAAATCTGTTTCTGTATTACCGGCAAAAAGCCCGATAATTTGCCGGATTTACCGGACGTATTGAAGGACATTTTTGGGGATCTTTTCCACCACAAGGGGGACGAAACGGGGGTGAAGTAGTGGAAAAAAAAATCAAGGATGGTCAAGAAGTGTCGGCAAATTCTACCAAACGCCGACATTATGTGCCGGTGGGCCTGATCGAACAATTCATTTTGAACTATGGCGCTGTCCCGCCGGAGTTTGGGGTAGCGGGTAATGAATGGAGAAACTACCGGATTGAATACGGCGGTCACGCTCAATCGTGTTTTATGGAGAAGGTGATTTATCTCCCACGTTATAGTGATCCCTATGTAATCGAATTGCTTTTTGATCTTTGGCAGGCGAAAACAAAACACGCACGGCGCAAAATCCTGCATAAAATCATACAGGAGGTGGAGAGGAGCCTATAATGAAAATACCCTGGACAGACGAGGAACGGGACATTTTAAGGCAAATGGCCGGTGCCGGGAAGCGGGCGAGAGAGATCGGTTTGGTTTTGAAAAGCCGGACAGAGGCGGCGGTTGTGACACAGGCGCAATCACTCGGGTTAAGTTTAGGCGGGGAAAAGCCGGAAGTAGATTTTGAGGCTTTCAAACGAATTATGCAAAATGTGAGGAAAACAGAATGCCTATAATTGCTGTTATATCAGACATTCACGTTGGACACCCGGCGGCGGTATGGCCAAAGTCGTTCAAGACAGCCCATGATAATATTATACTGCCGAGCAAGGCGCAACTGGTGATGCTTGAATATTGGAATGATTTTTTCTCCCTTCCTGACGCCAAAGCAGCAGACTACATCTTGAACTTGGACGAATCAATCGAGGGTTATAACAAAAAAGAGCATGGCCGCGACATTATGACTACAAATCTTAATGAACAAATTAACGCCTTCAATCAACTACTTTTGCCCCATATCTCCGGCAAAAAATACGTCTGTGTTGATGGTAGCGGCTATCACGGCTCAGAGGATACATCGGTTGCGGAGGCAATCTGCAAAGGATTTAAGGGGGAATATTTTGGTCAGATGGTGAATTGGGAAGTCAAGGGGACAAATAGGATTATCCATGCCACCCATAAGGCATCCGGCGCTATGCTTTATAAGGCAACGGCCCTTGATCGTAGATCGCTCTATATGAGCGCGGCAAAGTCAAAGATCGGCATAGACCCCGATATTATGATTTCAGGCCATATCCATCAATATTTTAGAGTGGATACTATGACCAGGATCAATATCTCCTGTCCCTGTTGGAAGTTTTGGGCACCAATAAAAACAGCAGAATCCTATCCATTTAGCCAGCCGTCGGTTGGCGGCGTCATCCTGAAAGTATCTAAAAAGTTTGTTGAAGCTGATAGGTGCCTGTATCCATTAGAACACATCTATGATGCACTGGTGAAAATGTGATGACAAACGCTGAATATCAAAGAGAATATTACCTAAAAAACAGGGAAAGAAAATTAGCAGAGGCCAAAGAACGCCATCGCAGAAAGCGGGAAGAAATTTTAATCTATTCAAAGAAATGGAGGGCGAAACACCCGGAATATGCAATAGAAAAAAAGAATCAATGGAGGAAAGAGAATCCTGAAAAACAGAAGGCTCTTGCTAAAAAAACAAGGGATAAAAAAAGATCAGACCCTAAAAACAGAATATGTGAATCAGTTTCACAGGGACTTAGGTATTATTTGAAGCACAAAAAGGAAGGCAAGGGTTGGTCTTTGCTATTAAATTTTACCAGTAATGAATTAGTGAGACACCTTGAAAAACATTTCAGACCCGGCATGTCATGGGAAAATTACGGCAAATGGCATATTGATCATAAAGTTCCCGTGTCGGTATTTAATTTCAAAAGTGCAGAAGATATTGATTTCAAACGATGTTGGGACTTAAAGAATTTGCAACCAATGTGGGCTGCCGAAAATATAAGCAAGGGCAATAGACTGTCAAAACCCTTTCAGCCGTCGTTGCCCATTAACCTTTACAGCGCATTGTGCGAGGTATAATCGCGCCATTTCTCGCGCCTGAGGATTAAAATGAAATGGATTAAGGTTCTTAATAAACACATCCCCTGGGTGGTGGTGCAATAATGGGAAAGAATCCCGCTTTTCAGTTTTATCCTTCTGATTGGACCCGTGACCTGGATGATCAAGACATTGAGGTTGAGGGCGCATGGATCAGGATTATTTGCCGCCTTTGGTGGTCGGAAAAGAGGGGAGAATCGACAAAACCGCTTAGGGAATGGGCGCGGATTCTGAGAAAAACTGAACAAAAAACGAGCAAAATTTTTCAGATTTTGTTTGAAAAAGGCATCGCGTCCGGTGATGTTTTGGATAACCAAAATGTAACCATAATTTCAAGGCGTATGGTTCGAGATTATGAAATATCTCAAATAAGAAAAGCTGTTGGAAAGTTGGGCGGTAATCCAGGATTAAAGAAAATACAAGAAAATTTGGATAACCAAAATCTTAGCAAAACTGCCAGTCTTCTTCTTCAGTCTTCTACTTCAAAGAAAAACAATCATATATTAAAGATAATTTTTGAGGATGGAAAATTCAAAACCATTCCCGATGCGCTCATGGAAAAATGGCGTGAGGTAGCTCCAGGGATAAACATACCCGCCGAATTGAAAAAAGCAGAACTTTGGTTGCTCGCTAATCCGGAAAAGCGAAGGTCAAGGTGGGGTTCATTCCTGTCAACGTGGATGGTTAGGGCGCAAGATAACTTTATAAAATATGGAGGAAATCATGGCGGAATTCGCACCACTCGCTCAGATCCACGGGATAAAAACCTACAATCGCGGGAGGACGCCGAGGTCGCCGCAATTACAGCCAGATGGGAGGCTGCTAAAAAGGCCGCCGGTGATAAAACCGGAGGAGTTTCCGGGAACGACGACACGCCGAATTTTTCGGGATGATTCTGATATGCAAAGCATCATTGGCTATTTAACCACCTATCAGCGCCAGGGAGATAACCGCCGATGGGATGAATTTAGAAACAAAATCCCTTCACCGCTGTTGAAACTCTGGGGAGATCTCTTGATTGAATGTAGACGGAATGGGTTTGTTGGTCCAAAAATAATTGATGGGAAAATTGTATGGTACCAGGTGATTGGCGACCACCGAGAGCAAAACGGCGACCTCTGCACCATGTGCGAACGGGATTGTATGCGCCGGGAGAGGATCGATTCCGGAGAAATGAAATATATCCGGTTGATAAATAAGGACATTCATGAACAAAAACCATGCTGGGCGGCTTAATGGATTGCTCTAACTGCGCAAACTGGAACAACGGACGGGGAAAGCGAGAATGTCTGAAATGCAAGAAATATTTAGACATTCAGCGGAAAAGTATCCGGCGCGAGTCAATAAAGGCTGACCACATCCCGGACGCGATTTTAGAAAACATAGCAGATCCCCGGACGCGGACCCTACTGGATATCATACAACAATTACCGATAATATACGCCGTACCTCTGATGATGCGCGTCGTTTTACGGATGAGCTACCAGGAGATTGCGGATTATCATCACGAGCAATTTTCGCCCATGTATCGGCGCATGTCACACGCGATTGAGATAATTAAAAAATCTCTGGCCGATGGGTAATAAAAAACCCGCCCTTGACAAGCGGCGGGTTATTTGCTATTTGCGATTTGCGGCGGTTAGACGGCCAAGATAACGTAGTACGCCAGTATTACAATGCACAAGGCCCAGACCGCCGCGCTTTTTACGATCTCATGTGTCATTGGATTCACCCCCTTTCGCTGGATTTAATAGTTTAACCTCAGTTTTGACGCGGGTAATCTCCCGGTAACGCGGGCCGTGATAACCTAATAAATAATTATTCCCCCGATCCTCCAATATAACCCCGCCCCGCAGTTTCCCGTCGGCGTGAAATTCACACAAGCATCCGGTATCATAGTTTTTATGCTCTTTCATCTTCATTCCCCCTTTTCTCCGGCTTCACCGGGTTCGGTTTCTCATAACGATAGCTCTTACATTTTGGGCAACACAGCGGTTTGGTTTCAATCCGTGGCGTCCACTCGTGATTGCATTTCAGGCATTTGTATTTCATGTCATCCCCCCCCCTTCTGCCTTAGCGATGGCGGCGCGTAGTTTTTCATTCAACGGAAAAACAGCGGGATCGCTCTGGCAATAGATAAGCGCCGCCTTGCATGCCTCCAGCAGCTCCGGCGCGGCGGCGATCAGCATTCCGAGCGATTTATTTTCACTGTCCATTGTGGCAAGCGTTTGCCCCTCCTCATTATAAATCATTCCCTCTTTCCAATATAACGGTGTGTGCTGTGTGTTCATAACATCCTCTTTCTCCGCGTGTCCATGCGCGGTCACAATACATATTGTTTTATTTGATGTAATTCTTCTCTTGCCGCTCCCAACATATCCTGTCTTTCGGTTGAACTTATTGTTTTATCTAAATATTGTTTCACTGCCTCAGACCAAATAGCATAATCCCTCGATTTCTTTCCTTGTAATGGGTGGGTATCTAAAACTTTGATAATATGCGGAAGATGTTCATGGGTCCTCCATATACACTCAATGGTTGGTTTAGACCAACTTCCATATTTTGACGGTTTTCGTGGTGTGCGTCTATAACAATAACCAGTTGATTCAAAAGCTTTCTGTAATGTTTTTATACTCGCTTCATCGTCGTCCCTGAGATGTACCGACAATTTTGGAGCATAATAAAAATCGGGTCCGTTTATGCTTTTGTGGTTGTTTTTGCGTTTCTCGATTGTAAACGATCCCTCTCCATCAATAAAACCGGCCGCCCATGATTTTAAATGATTAACCATTTCAATATCCTCCTTTCTTTTATTGTAACCATTACGGGCCGTAATGTCAAGCCCGTAATATGCGCGGCCCGGTAAAGGTTAGGCGACTTTCTCTTCTGTCTTTTCGGTGTTGTAAATCTCAAGCCGCGCCTTCAAGATTTTATCCTGAACGAAGGGGAGTATCTCCGCCCAGCCATACCGCCACATTTGCCCGCAATGGCGGCACCTGACAACCGGGAGAACGTCCCCGTTTTCAAGATTCTTGATATGGGCCAGCTCGTAAAACCACGACCGACCATTAAAGAAAGCCTTGAAATCTTCGGTGCTTTCCGGCAGCTTTTCCCCATGATAGCATTTAACATTGACAAGCAATCCGCCGGGGTGTGTCATTTGCATGGTTCCCGGATCGTCAATCGTTTCCTTGTCGCTGAAATCATCGGCCCCATATTTTCCATCTTTGTAAAGCCTCAATCCCCGGCTGTGGTCGTTATATTCTCCGATTTGCACAGCGTCTTCATCCGGGAAAGGAATCCGCCAAAACAGATTCTTTTCCCGCGATGCGTCAAGGCTGTTCGGGATTTTCTTGACCTTGTTTCGATCTTCATACCTCAAATAATACATGGACTCACACGTTCCGATTTTAACCTCTACTCCGTCGCTTTTTCTCTTTGCATATTCTCCCATGATTCCCCTCTACTTTCTCCCCGTCGTGCCGATAGGCCAGCGTGTTTTTTAGAATTTCCCCAAGTTTATTGCTTCCTGTCTCCCTTCCTCTGATAATGGCCTCCATTCTGCTGCCACGTCTTTCAGTGCCGCATAAGTCAGCACCTTTACACTGTAATCACTCTCGGCGTTAAGTGCCCCCGAATTTGCGAGGTGCAAAATAGCATGTTTCAACATGGTGTTAATGAGTTTACGATTTACCAGCGCCTTTTTTATCATCTGATTTTTAGTCATCGCCCTTCCTCCTTGCCTTGCGGCGGTTTGTGGTTTATGTTTCTAATCCGTTCACCCCGCGCCCCAGGAGGACGCAGAGTCAAGGGACTAAGCTACTGTTTTATTCTGAAGGTCGAATAACATAACCTTTAATTTCGTTACTTCGGCTGTGAGTTTGTTTTTTTCTGAGTCAACTTGCATCCAATCGCGCCGGGATTGTGACAAAGCCTCCCGAACCTCTGCCATATATGCTTTGTTTTCTCCAATGGTGCGGTCGCGTGTTTCCAGTTCATTCTGATATGCAACGGCCAGCTCTTCCATTCGTTTTGTCTGGAATTCAAGAGAGGATTGAGATTTGGATATTTCCACTGATAAATTACGGTTTGTCTCTATTTCCGCTTGATACTCCATGAAGAGATCCGTGCTGAAATCATCATGCACCTTATTATTGAACCATTCCACCACGTTTTCCGTGAACAACATGGACAGATACGTTTGCGTCCCCTTAAACCTATTAGTGATTCGGTTCAAGATTTCAATCTCTTCGCTTTTCCCGGTCTGTGAATTGATCCCGCTCGGCGCTTCAATCGTTACTTCGATTATGTCTGTTTGGTGCTTTGTCATGGTCTGTGCCTCCTGTTTATTTTGTTTCGTTGCCTTTATATAGAGCATACATCGTGCCATATTATGATAATCCTCAGAATATCTTACAACTGCATAAAATCATAAAGGATATATTTTTACAATCAAAACTCATAGGCCCAGGAACATAATATCAATCGGACCCCGAAAGTCCGATAAACGATACATAATGAATATGAATATGATGAATATGATAATAAATCATATGGTTACACGATACCGGACCTCGGGAGTCCGATAGGAATCAAGAGTTCTTATTATTATCATAATCACAACCAAACTGAATGAAAAAAAATAAATATTTGCCGGGATATCAAACCATTAGAGCAAAAACATGTAAACGCGAAGCTACAATATAAGTAAGGGGGATAATTTTATGGGGAATTGGAAACGGTCATTTCGGGCGGTTCCGGTCAAATCGGATGAAGCTGATTTGTGCGTCCTGTATCCGCGCTTTCCAAGCGAGTTTGACATTCAAACAGAGCTTTACGGGGAGCTGTCTTATTTATGTTATTGCCTGGACAATGGGAGCGAGATCAAAAGCGAAGTAACTGCCTATTACGACAAGATAAAATCAAGATTTGATTTGATGATTTTTAAGGATCGCATCCCCGTTTGTGCGGTCGAGGTTAAGCGATATCTGGATAGGTCGGAGAATAAAGAACATCATCAATATAAACAAAAGATAAAATACGAAATGTTTGCAAGGGCTTCTGGCATTCCCGTGTTGTATTGCACGGGAACGAAAGACGTTAAGGATATCGTCAAAAAGGTTACGGATATCATCACTTGATCAATAGGCTATGGAAACCATCACCACGAGAGCCCGAGCGTAAGCGTCGCTCTGGCGTGGTATGCCCAAAGGACGGTCACGACCTGGCTGTCTGTGCAAGTTGCGCTAACAAAGGGCATTGTGAAAACCCATGTAGTCCCTTAAAGTGGATCAATGGCGACAAACCACTAAAAGAAAAAATCCTCGATGAACCAATAGACGATTTTGAACGCCCTGATTACAACGTCGCCCTGTATGAGCTATCCCAAACCTCCACTTCGTCGGATAGGATCGAGGAAATAATCAAAGTCAAGGATTTTCGCCGCCGCGCTATCTGTTCGATGATTGCCGTCCAGATCCCCCGCGCAAACATCGCCGCACTTCTCGGCATTACCCGACAGCATCTTCACAGATTGATCGAGCCGATGTTACGTGGTAAAAACGGCGATTAACCCATAATAACGCACTACTTACAAAGATTTTAGAAGAAAAAATGTTACATTCTTACCATATATAAAGAGTAGAAGATAAGTACCGCCCTGCCGGAGGCCGACCTCCAGCTCGTACGCCGTGAGGCGATAGAGCGGCATACCAGGGCCAAACAATACGGGGGCAGTAGCTAAAATGATAACAGCGCCGACCGGCATCACGCCCGACGACAAACCAACAACAAGCCACGCCCCCAAAAAACAAGGCAACAAGGCAATACTCTACCAAAACGATAGCCAAACAAGGGTTGACCAAGTGGATACATTCTATCCAGGTGGATACAAAGTATCCAGGTAAGGAAGTGACCGGACATTAGAGCAGAGATGGCGACAACCGACAGACCAAAGGGCATGAGAGGACTGGTTACAGCACACACCGCCACCGGGTACGCCCCCGCCTCCAGGGTGCAGGGATCGGGAGGCAGGACCGACCCCTCAGCCTGTGGATAACTCGATAAATAGTATGATATGTGTATGTCATAATGCGTACAAATAGAGCAATACATAATGATATTGATAGCATAGATGATAAGCGATGGTTTACATATCGCATGTTATCAGACATTGGATCATTTACAGCCAGAGGGGGGAGGGGGAGCCGGTCGAGGGTGGGGCTGGTCCAGTAACAGATTCCTTTGACGCTTCACACGGAAAATGGTGGAAAAAAAAGAACCATGAAGAAATGTTCTAAGTGTGGAATTGAAAGGGTAGATAAACCGTTTCAACCGTCATTATTGATAGGGTGTTGATTGGGTCCCATCTTCGTAGGGACTGTATTTCCCGGAAAAAATAGAAAGGCGTGGGAGTTTAGGATGGGTGTTGCAAAAGAGGAGACGTTGCGGGCAAAGACATTGCACCAGACCTGCACGAGACGGGACACGGCCATCATGGAAAAGCGACTTGAAGGCAAGCCTCTCCGGAAAATAGCCCAAGAAATCACACAGGAGACTGGGGAGCCGATTACATATCAGGGTGTGTCTAAGGTATTGCACAGGGACGATATAAAACCCATTATGGAGGCGCAGTATCTAAAGATTATCGGGGTTCTCCCGGAAGTTACAGATCGCATAATTGCCAAATCACGCGCCCTCGACAAGAGGATGGACGACAAAGTAAATCAAACTATCTGTTGGGAGGCTAATAAGCTCCTTGCTCAGACCGGGGGGACCATGATCGCCCCGAATCAGACCAATATTCACGCAACATTCATAACTCAGACCAACAATGTCATTCCCCCGATGATTGCAGACCTTATGGCGAAGTATTTTGGGGACATAATTGATGTAAAGCCGATTGAAATAACAGAAAGAGAGGCGGGTGCATGAGTCCACTAACCAAGAAGGGGACCAAAATCCTGAATAGTATGCGGAAGTCCTACGGCACTAAGGCCGAAGAGGTATTTTATGCCTCTGTGAACTCCGGGAAGATCAAGGGAGTGCATAAAAAGAAAAAAATAAAGAAGTCGAAATAGGAGATTTCTATGGCTCGGTACTGTAAGACTGGAATCGCCCGTGACGGACACGGAAACATCATTTCAAGCGCTACGGTATCTGTATATCTTGCCGGGACGACGACTGCCGCAAGTGTTTATGCGGCTTCGGCGGGAGGCACGGCCGTCAATTCCGTTACTTCGGGAACAGACGGGTCATTTACGATGTTCTTTGATGATACAGACTATTACCAGTCTCAATTATTCAAACTGGTCATGTCCAAGTCCGGATTTACGAGCACCACTTACGACAATGTGATCGCGTTTCCCTTGGGGTCACTTACGATCGTAGCAACAGTGCCTTCTAATGCCGTTGGCAGTAACGGAGACTTTGTAATTATTGAAGCCTCTGGCGTTCATCATCTGGCGTGGAAGGCCGGGGGGATCTGGTACACAACCGTTGGGGGAACGACTGAAGGATCCGCCGGGGCGTACACCTGGGAATCGAGTATATGAGTACTGCAAGGGATGACATCAAAGATATTGGTGATTGGGTCGGCTTATTTAGTTACATACCTACCCAGTTTTTCAAGTGGTTACTGACGAGTCCCTGTAAGATAACGTGCCTCTTTTTTGGAAATCAGACCGGTAAGACGGAATGTGTGGCGATGGATCAGATATTTTCTATACTGGGTATGCACCCAAATGTAAATAAACGGATCAAACCAGAAGATACAATTCGGACTATTCGTTTTGCATCCCAAACACTTCCCGGAGAAAAAGAGGAAGTCGAGGTAAAAAATACTCAGTATCCTGCTTTTAAGAGACGATTCCCCCAACACATGATTGAAAAGGAGATTACAAGTCGGAAACCTACCCTTACCGTAAAGACTCCCGAAGGCGGCAACGTGCAGGTAGAATTCGTAAGTTTTTCTCAGGAAACCCAGTCTGGGGCCGGAGTGCAACGGAAAAGGATCTGGATTGATGAGGAGTCTTCGCGTGATTTCTATGAAGAACAGATTCCAAGACTACTGGCAGCGGACGGGGATATAATTTTTACCTTCACCCCGGTTCCGGGAGCGATTGGATGGGAATTTGACGAACTGTACGAAAGGGCGAGGATCATCTATCGCACCCCTGCGGTACGGGCGAGAATCAAAGAACGCCACGGAGAGGACTACCCCGAATGTCAGATAACCGACAGCAAGGACGACATCTGCGTTATCATGGCCGCGACGGATGATAACCCGATCTATGAGGAGATTGCCAAAAAGAGGAGTGAGCAGACCGGAAAGGTAATAACCGCCAAGGAATACATCGACTCCATGTTCGATATGTTTGACGATGAGGACGTGGTTGATGCAAGGCGTTATGGCTTATTTCGGCAATTATCAGGCAAGATATACAAATCATTCAGTTCTACACAGGTAATCAAACCCGAGACGTATTTCCCGGACGGTATCCCGCACGATTGGAAACACTATCGGGGCATCGACTACCATCAGTCTAATCCTTGGGCCTGTGTATGGCTCTCCCTTTCGCCACAGGACGAGATTTTCGTTTGGGAGGACTATGCCCCGTCTCCGCAGAGAATGATCACCTACGACATCGCAGAGAACATTGCGTCAAGAAGCCGGGACTTCCGATACGTCTTTAATATGATCGACCCGAACGCGAGCAACCGGCAACCAAATACGAACCTTACGACCATTGACGATCTAAACCGATACTTCAAGGAATTTCGGGATAGGGAGATTTGTTCAGGGGGGAGTTGGCAGGGATGGGACACGCACGGGGGCCGGGGCCGGGAGGAACTTACGAAACGCCTCATTAACTCCGTCAAGGTAGGGAAGCCGTTCAATAACAAAGTGGTGATGGAAGGCCGTGCAGTATTCCTGCCGACAATCTGGATATTCCAGAACTGCAAAAACGTGATCGAGAGTATGAAAAACTGGCGGCTTGAACAGTGGGCCTCCAGGGAATCCCTTGCAAAGAACGATCCAAGAGAGAAATCGCAAATGCGATGGTCTCATTTTCCGATTTGTATTGAATGTCTATTAAAATCCCCTCTACTCTCTTTGGCTAAGTGGGGGAACCTTTGCGGGACACCGCTTCGCCCGAAAATGTACGCAACCGGGAGATTATAACATGCCCCTTTATGCACGATATTGCAAGACTTGTAAAAAGATGTACGAGGTCATACTTCCGGTGGCTAACTACGGCAAGAGGGTAAAATGTCCGCACTGCAAGCAGTTACTTGAAAAGGTTTTGACCCCATTGAAGTTTAAGGTGAATTGAATGGCATCGAAGAAACGGATTAAGGAATCAGACAACATCCTCGCCAATAACGTGTGGGACCAGTACGACATTGCCCGTCGGGAACAGCAGGCCGACGATGCTGAATTTGACGGCATCATGGACATGATCGAGTGCCGAAGGTCCGAAAAGGACTATGACTGGATGAGTGATGTCTTTATCCCCGAATACCCATCGATTCATCTTACCGAAGCGTCCCAGTGGGCGAACCAGTATTTCCAGACCAGAGACTTCGTTGAGGTCTATTTGAGTAATTCTACGCCCAAAGCCGAAGCATCATCCAAAGCGGCAAAGGATTACATCAATACGATGCTCAACGTGAAGGAACTCTACCATTACGGAAAATACATGAGGGCCAGGGGGATAAACTCCATCCGGGGCCAGGTTGTCGCTGTATGCAGTTGGAAGCAACGTCTATTGAGTGACACGGTCAGGACACAGGAAATGGGTCAGGTCGGACTGGACATGAACGGCCAACCCCTTTACGGCCCCATCCCCAAAGAGAAGATAGTCACGCATCCCATCGAGGACAGGTTTGAATACGAGGTTATTGATCCCCGGAATTTATTCACAGACAACAAATACGCCTATTCGATACAGGAAAAGGAATGGATCATTGTTCGTTCCGAAATGACTTATGACGAACTCTATTCCAAACGGGAAGAGAACGGGTACATCAATCTGGACAAGGTAAAAGAATGGGAGCGGATATACGCAACCGAAACCGCCAAAGTCACAGGTACCGAGGAACAGGAAAGCAAACTTACCCAACCCCATTATGACATTCTTGAACGATTTGCAAAGACCTGGGCCATAGTCAATTCCCGCGACGAGTTTGGGAACCCCGTTCTTATCCAGAGTGGATACAAGGATGACGGTTCAATCAAGGACGCAGCGGAGTTTGTCGAGGCCATTGTCACGGTTGCCTGTTACAACGGGCAGAAACTTCTGATCCGATTGCAGGCCACCCCATTCATCACATCCAAAGGCGTCCCCTATCGACCCCTGATTCGCGGCCTCTGTTACATCCACCCGACAAAAGACGTGGGCATGAGCGACGGGAAGTACGGGCGCGAGTTACAGGTGCTTATCAACGACATGGTGAACATGGGTATTGACCGCAGCAAACTCTCAATGCTGCCGACCCTCAAAGTCCGGCGACTGGCATGGGAAGATAACGACTCCATCTATTTTGAACCGGAACACGCGATGATCGTTGAAAACAAGGACGACATCGAGGAATTCCGAATTGACGGGAATATCGAACCGGCAATGTCGGTTGTCAGTCTCGGGATCAACAAGATGCAACAGGTTCAGGCGGTTTACCCGACCACGATGGGGAATACTCCCGGCCACGTCGAAACCGCCACAGCCATATCCGGCGCAGAGAACCGGGGGAATTTGCGAGCGAATTATAAATCCCTAACCTTTGAGCATACCTTCCTTGCCGAGTTCTACTGGATGATGTTGCAGATGGGATACCAGTTCATGCACCCGGAAACGGCTATTGCGATCATGGGTCAGAATGCACAGAATTTCGACCCGGATCAGAATTACAGTTACACGCCGGTCACGAGCAACATTGAGGTTGAATACTCAAAGGCCAAGAAACTTCAGGCTTTTGACTCCATGCTCAGCAGGATCGTGGGTCTTCAGAACCCCGCTGTTATTCCGATTATCGCAGCGATCATCGGAAGGCAGTTTGAACTGCTTGGGGATGAGTATCAGAAATATGCAAAAATGGTTGAAGTGTTGTCCAAGACCCCGAATACGCCGGAGGCGGGGCAGGCGCCTCAATCACCACAGGCGAGAAATGCAGCACCGCCGTCTAACCAGCAAGGAATCCCAATGTCAACAATGGAGGAAGGGGCGAGAGGGATATGAAGGAAATCGAATCTTATCTTGAAAGAATAAAGAAACGCGGGGCGCACACCTTACAGGTCTTTGAGAACAATGTCGATTTTGTGCTCGCCGTAAACTCTCCCATTGGACAGATACTACTCCGGGATCTGATCGAAAGACATGAAAACCAGTTCAACCGTATCGCCTCCCTTGAGGCTACGGATGCAGACAAACAGACCTATGGCTATCTAAAAGGGATGATCGAGATATGGGTGAAGCGGTTAGCCGCTTACGAAAACAATGTAAACGAATTTAAGAGTGCCGCCCCTAAAGCCGCACAGAAAGGATGATTTATGCCAGTACCAGAGAATGAAATCACGACCCCGGATGCCCCGGCTCCCGATAAGGAAAGCGAGACACCCCCGTCAAGTGAAGTTCCCAATGTTGCAGGACCGGGTAATGAGCCTGATGCCGACGAACCCGTTGACAACAAGGAAAGATCAAGACTCGGAAGACGATTCACGCAGTTGGAATCAGAGTTCGGTGGAATACGAGAGACATTATCACGGATGGAACAGTTGCTGGCTACGCCCCATGCGCTACCGTCCGCCCCTCTTGAAGACGACTATGATGCCGACAAGATCCTGACGGTAGGAGAGTTCGAGAAGTACGAACGGACGAAACGCGAGAAGGCGGAAAGGCAACAGGCTTCATACAAGAGTCAGTATATTCAGACGATTAAAACACTGGGTACTGATCCTGAATTGCACAGTGAGATTGAGAAGGAAATGCTTACCAACGTGGCGGATTATCCGACTCATACCGGGCACATGAACCCGGCTCACGATGCAAGAGTGAACTATCGCCTTGCCCGAGCAGCGGTTATCGAAAAGAAGTATGCCGTTCCGAAACCGAATGTGCGTGGAGGAACCAATGCCGCAACAGGTGTGACTGCCACCACCAGAACACAGAGTCCGCCAAAACAGGTCGTCAAACTGGATGAAGCTACATCCAAGTTCGCAAAGGCAATGGGACTTGCGGAGGATTCTGATTTTGTTCAGCAGTCTGTGACAAGGACAGACCTTTGAATAAAAGCAGGTATATCAGGACTCAACGCACCACGATGCCGAAACACCGGCAATCTCAACGCCTTCCGGGTTCCTTTGAGGACTCGAACCGTTGGATCAAATGCTGGAATTGCGGCTTCGTGATCGACAAGGACAGGCTTACAAAGTCGGATCAAATGGCATTCTCCATAACGGACTATCCATTTGAGAACACGGAAGTCAGGGCGTCCGGCGATGAGTTAAACATAATTTTAACACAGGAAGGAATTGACACGGTAGGCGCGATGATACAGAACGGCCCCGACGGTGAACCGATCACGGATTACTACACTCCGCGCATCTGCAAGCCATTGAACGGATGTCCATTTTGTAATGTCGTCAACCTGCCTTGATTTGGAGGAACATAAAATGGGTATGGGATTTGAAGTAATTCATTCCCCTGCGAAACCAATCTGGGTGCCTGTTGACACCACGACTGAGCGTTATCTCGGCCAGATCGTTTATTACGGCAAGGCTACTCCGGCAAATACGGGAGGCGTGAATGTTATGCCTGCCGCTTCCGGGGCGTGTGACGTAACGAATATGCTGGTCCCGTGGGGTGTTGTGATTGGCGACAACAATGCAACGCCAGTTTATAAGGCACTGACGACCGCTTTGGTGACAAGTCAGTATATTACTGGCGTGGATACTGCTGCGGCTCAGATTGCGCGTGATTTTCGCGGGGCGGAAGGTATGTATTCAAAGGGAGACCCCCAACCGTTAGTGCAGGTGGCAAGGATTACGCCTGAGACGGTTCTGCGGGGTTATTTCAGAAACAGCGCAACGGTAGGGACGACAGTTATCACTACACTGTCCCCGACGGCTGTTGCGACTACGGCAATGACGTTTGCGACGTTCGGAATGACCGGGGTGGCGGACAACACGACTACGTATTGCGTGAAAGGCGCAAACGCGGGTCTTTATCGTGTAGGTACGGATGCGTCGGCTACCGCTGCTACCTATACGCGGGAATGGCCGTACACTCCGGCGACCACGGACACCTTCAAGCGTGTCAATGTTCGCCAGGGAATATGCCGGATGAATTTCGACACGACATACGGATTATGGATCGACAACGTAGCGGCTCTGACTTCAAACTACTACGTCGTCAATGTTCTTAACCTTAACCTGTCTGGCTCTGCCGGGGAAGAGTATTGTGATTTCCAGTTCACGATTCCTACCTTCCTGCTTTACTCAGGTGGTCGCCAGACTGATGCCGTGACTTAAGAAGGAGGCTAATCATGGGAAATCCATTGGTTTCAAGTCAATTCATCCGTCTTTTGGATGATAGACTTCGCAAGGTTTATGTGGATTCCTTCAAGGAGCTTCCTTCGATGATTGACCGCCTGTTCGGGGTTATCAAGTCGGATAAAGCCTGGGAGGAGTTCTACGGAATAGGCGCAGTGCCTGATATTCCCGCGTTCAGCGGGACGTTGGAATATCTGAGCGTTGCTCCTCAGTATTACACCCGGATCGAACCCAAAGAGTATGCGGGTGCGATCACTATTGAACGGAAACTGATCGACGACGAACGCTACGGTGTTATTAAAAGCCGTCAGCAGGGACTTGTTGATTCTCTTATCCGTGTGCGTGAGAAGTTAGGCGCTCAGGCTTTCGGTTATGCCTTCTCGTCTGCTTTCACGTTCCAGACCAGCGAGGAAGGGGTTGCCCTTTGCTCTTCGTCCCATACGACCAAGAGCGGTG